AAGTCGAGTCCACGTCAAAAGTCGAAAATCGCGTCGTGCGCGCTTGCGCGCGCGCGGAGACGATTTTGTCTGTCATCGGGAGGATTAGGGTCCTCCCTCGAAGGCATGTCTGCCTGTTCCCGTATGACGGTGTTTAGCCGTCGGTTAGTTGTTCCTTGAGTTCGTCGAGCGGGTCCTCGTGGTAGTTCTTCGTCCGCTTGCTCTTGACCTTCCCGGTCGAAGAGACTGCTTCCGTCACACCTTCCGCGAGGTCTTCGCAGACTGAGCCTTTGACTCCGGTATCAGGACCGGAGTCGAACTCTGTCACACCATCGTCCCAGATGATGATTCGCACGACCTTCTTGTTCTTGCCCTTGGTTTTCTTGCCCATTACTGGTCCACCTCGTACTCAATGACGGTGTAGCCCATTTGGACGTCTTGACCGGCGGCATTCTTCTTGGAACCCTTGGCGCGCTTCTTGGCGCGCCGAGTGAGGCGACGGATTCGCCCCTTCTTCTTGGCCTTCTTGGCGTTCTTCCGCAGTTGTTCCTCGGTGATGAGGTCATTGACCTCACCGTTGAGGTAGCCGATGAACTCTTCTTGGGAGAGGTAGTGCCCTTGTGGGAGCATCCCCTCTTCAATCATCTTCTGTTCAAGCGCGTGACGGCATTCATACCAGTCACCCACGAACCTGAAGGTTCCGTTCACCGTATCGACCTGCAGGCCGAACTGTCGCCCATTGGCGGTGACTTTGATGTCACACTTCTTGTCTTGGGCGTTGCCGTGACCTGAAACGGTTAGTCCGTTCAGGCTCTTGGCCTCTTCGACGCTTCTCGCGCCGAACTTTGTTTGCAGGGCCTTGACGACCCATTCGCGCTTCTCAAGTGTCAGCGCGGTTTGAGTGGAGCGTACTGTGCTCACGTGTGCCGCATCTTGTCGGCAAAAAGAAAATGCCGGGAAGTAGTCCCGGCGGCTTCCACTATTCCGTAGTGGGATGTTTAACAGTCGCAGCCATCGCAGCGACCGCATTTGATGCAACATGTTCCTTCGTTCATGTTTTTCGGGTGACTCGTCTCCTCAGATGGGAGTCGTAGTCGTTCGAGCGTCGAGCACCTCAGCGCTTGTTGCGCTTTGGCTTGTCGCGGTGGCTCCTCGCACCTGCCTTGCGGCGGTGTGCGGGGGCCTTGCGGCTCTTCTTCTCACTGTGCTTGGGCACGCGCTCCTTCGGTTCTTCGGTGAACGGGAGTGTAAAATGCCCGCTGTCGAAGATGGTGTTATCGTTGATTTCACCCTCGAAGAACTTCTTCATGGCCTGAAGAACCGGCCGAGGCGAGGAATCAGATTCCGCGCTCAGGTAGTCTTCAAGGTTGAGGTAGTCGTAGCGCATCTGCTGGTGCCAGATGACTTCCACGTCCTTTCCGGGGACGTTGTTGTCCTTGGCCCATGCCAGCACTTCTTCCGTCGTCACTTCGAGGTCCATCATTTCCATGCGGACGCTCTCACGCGCAGCCTTGTTGAGCCGAGGGCTCGGCTTGCGGCGTTGCGACACTGGTCGCGTGACGAAGTCGTAGATGACCTGCTGCTGCTCAGGGGAGTGGAACTCGGCGGTTTTCACCGAGGGCCACCACCCGATGCGGCGGACGGACGGGATTCCCGCCCACGCCGCTCCGAGTCGCTTTCGGACCCGCCCTCCGAACAGGTGAACCCTCGCGGGGTCCACTGCTGCGAAGCGCGGGCGTCGGTCGGGCTTTCCCCTTTGAGAGTACTCCGCCTTGTCGTTTTCGTCGACAAGGTAGAACCTCTTGGGGATTTCCCGCAGGCTTCCGTGGTCGAGAAGCACCTTGGCGAGGCCATTGCTGACCCACTGCACGCGGTTCATGTACGACGCGCCTTTCCCCTTCCATGGGGTCGGGACAAACGTCCACACCGCGAGCCCGCCTTCGGGGGCTTTCTTCACGAACCAGTAGGATTGAAGTTCGCTTCGTTCCTTCCGGGCCTGCTCCTTGTTCCAGTTGTTCTCTCGGTAGAGTTCACTGGCCATCTCGTAGTTGTGGTAGAAGCGCCGGCGCTGTCCGGTGAACGACCACACCATCATTGAGGGTGGTTCGTTTCCGTCTCGCAGCGCGCGGTCACGTGCTTGCACGAATTCGTTGTAGTGGTTGACGTGGAAGGTTGGGGTGTCCGGGTGAGTCCGGACTCCGTCTTCCATCACGTCTTGCCTCGTGCTGTAGTGTGAGAGCCACTCACGGATGGCAGCGTCCTGTGCGACCATCGGCATTGCGCCGAAGGCTGCGTCGAACGTGCTCGCATCCATGTTTCCGTGCTTGTCGGCGAGGAATCGAAGGACGTTGGTCCACCGTGCTTGCGCCTCGGTTTTCTTGTCCTTGAACTCTCGCATGAGCCGGTTGTGCTCTTGGTTGTTGTAGAGGTCGTAGCCGACGTTGGACTGAATGATGTTCCAGCCCATCGCCTTGACGTTGTCTTCGATGTCCCACGCGGTCAGCGGGGTCATCTCGGTAGCGTCAATGGTGGCCTTCCCCATGGCGCCCATCTCGTTGAGGGCACGCAAGACGTCCATCTGGTAGTTGGCGTCGTTGCTCCACGGGGAGTGATGAATGGTGTTCCAGACGTCTTCCCACGTCAGGACGCCGCCGGCCAGCATGTCGCGCATGACGCACGCACGCTGGTTCGGAGCGACGATGATGTGGGCGACATGGCGCTGCTCACGCGGTGCCTTGCCGTTGATGCCCCTCGACTTGCGGCGCTTGGTGCGCTGCTGCGTCGTCTTCTCCGACCCCTTGGAGGGTTCGGGTTCCGACGCGGTCGGTGGGGCACAGTAGCGCCCGTTAAGGCGCCACCGTCCGTTTTCGTCCATCTTTGGTGTGTCCTCCACACCCTTGCTCTGCCCATTTTCCATCCCGTTCGGGATGTCCTCGACCGGGCCGGCCGAGAGGTCCTGTTGTAGGTCCTTCATTGGTTTTCACCGTATGACTCATTTCGATGATGAGTCTCTCTTCTTGCGCCGACGTCTTGGGACGTAGGCTGAAGAGTCGTGTGCGTTCACAGTTTGAGTCAGGGTTGTACCCCGATTTTTGGGTTTGCGACGCTTAGTCACGGGTGGAAGGACGGGGGTACTAAGCCCCGCCCTCCCGGGTGTCGGACCCCGGTTCGCTTGTCCGAATCAGCCCGAGGAAGGGCTGATGGTTCAAACAAGGTGTCTCGGGATTCCTCGCCACCCAGCGGGTGCTGGCCCGCTGAAGTGAACCTCCCCTCGTCTTCGCCTACGCACCGGTGGACATTGGTCCAACGAGTGAGGGGAGGTAGCCGTAATACGGCACCGGTGCGTTGCAGACGTGTGCTCTCAGACCTTTGCGAAGGTCGTGAGGCCGATGATACGTCCCTCGTCGTCACGGACGAGGACGTTCGGGCAGTAAAGGTCGTCGCGCTCGGGCGCGCCAGCGGCGGTGAGCCGCGACACGATGTATGCGACGCCTTCCTGCTTGGGCGGAAGGTCATAGACTTCCCCCATTTGCACTTGGTAGACTGGGACCCCATTCAGGGTCTCCACCTGCGCCTGCTTCTTTTCGCACCGTGCGACGGTGCCTGAAGCGGGGTAGGTTTCGAGGACGTTCCCGTCCTCGTCCAATGTATGCACGGGATGTGGGGTGAGATTCACCACCTTCGCCGTGATGTGCTGGATGTTTTTATCCACGAATACCCTTCAGCCGTCGCTTCCGGGTGGTGTGGGGAGTAGTCCCCACACAACGCAGTGCTGTACATCGAGAGCCGCACACTGCGTTTCTGGGCCAGCCTTTCAACTGGCCCCACGAATACCCTTCAGGCCGAAGCCTTCCGGGTGGCGTAGGAAATCAATGGCCCCTACGCTGGCCGCGCGCTTATCAGAGCCAGCCTTTCAACTGGCCCCACGTATGACCAACAGTCCTTTGCCGCCCTGTTGGCGACGGCATAGGGTCGTTCGACCTACATCGACTCAATGTGCTATCTGAAATCTTCAAGCACAAAAAGAAAATGCTGGCCTCGGTTGAGACCATCGGTCGTTGGCCTTTCGGCCTTTGACGTGTGGCTTTCCCCGCCGGGGGACGAATCCCCCTTTGGGTCAAGCCGCTTACCACGCCCGGTTATTCCTCGTTGCGACAGAGGAGTGGTTGGGCGCAACCAACATCCCTCCGCTCTCCTTTCGGGGAGCATGAGTAGATAGGTATTGACGGATGAGGGTCCTTCTCTCCCTCCGTTGTTTATACGGTCGGGAAAGTAGTACCACTCTTACAGTTCCACCACTTCTCCGTATCATTCACCCGTCGGTGTCCGATTACGGTTCGTTGGTGGGCCTCTGAGCGGTGTTGTCGCCGTTGATGCTATCTCAGGTTTCAACACGTGCTCAAATTTGGCGTCTTTCGAGATGAGGCTCAGACTTGCCGCGTCTTCTCTCGAAAGTGAATGGATTGATTCCCGAGCCACCGTCCATTCAATGCGGTGACTCTCGATTTTCATAGGGCCTGCGCACGGGGAAGCGTTTCTCGCCTCCGGTACGACAGGGAATATCCCCTCAAACGGGTGGGCCTGCTGGTCTTGTAGCCAACGGCAGGCCCGTTCAAGACTCCGCACGAGCGGCGTCAGGTCCTTGGTCGCTATGTTCCCGGGAAAGAATCCCTTCGTCGCTATACACAAGGCTTGGATAGCGCGCAAACGGGTGGAGGGGGGCATTAGAAGCCATTGAATAGCCGCCCCGGGGCATTAGAAGCCATTGAATAGCCGCCCCTCTCCATTGTATATACGCGCGGGAAAGTGGTATCACCCACGCATTACGTTTGCCCCGAACTCCTCAATGGGATTCCGAGACGGTTTCTTCGTCTTCAGGTGAAAAGGATGGCGCAACTGCTGCACTTGATGACTTGCGTTCGCTCGTTGTACGGCACGTGCCGTTCATCGACGAGGTAGACTCGGCTACGCTCCAAGTGCAAAGAACCACGCGATGGGTCGCACCCGTCGGGGCACTTTCCGTTTCCGCGTGTCCGAACGGTGAACATTTTCCACACGGGGTGTCCCGTGATGTGGCTGTTTCCGTAATCCTCGCATGCATCCAATTTCTGATACGACGTTTTGGTTTCTGACATTCGTCATTCCTCCGGGTGACCCGATTCCTCACGGGATTCGGGTCGGTTTGCTTCGACTCAAGCGGTCAGTCCGTTGTCTTCGCCTTGCTTTTGCTGGAATTCCCACACGTGGAGGCACTCATGACCTCCAAGGAATCCTCCGGCTTCGCGAGCCGGTCCGATGAACTCGGCAGCACAGACTTTGCAGAAGACATGCACGATGGGCTCGTTGATGTAGGTCCCGTTCGGCGTGACTCGCCGTTCGATGACCTGTCCCACATGCTTCTTTCGGAAAGAGTCCCATGGACCCTTCTTCTTCTTCTCGCTCTTTTCTTCGTCGTTGCTCATGTTTTCACGTCCGGTTGATTGGCTCGGTCAGGGCGCCGGTGAATCGGGTGTTGTATGACTCGATTCCGTAGACGTCCCAGCAGATTTCTCCGCATCGGGGGCATGGTTCCGAATCGTCGTGGGAGAGTGCTCCTCCACCCAGCATAAACGGTTCCCAGATGCCTCCGATGTAGCCGCAACGGCCTTCATGGCCGAAGCAGACGCTCAACATGTGTTTTTCCTTGGTTTCTTCGTTTTCCATAACAAAATCTCCGTGTGAGGTGTTTCACGCCTCGATGTATTCCTTGTATTCCCAGCCGCAGTTTCCGCAGGTGCACGGACAGGCGCACGTTTCGGTCACGGTGCAGCAGAACTCTTTGTTGTAGTCCCTGCACACGCACCCATAAGCGCACTTGCATATCTGTGCCTTTGGCGGCCAGCAGCCTTCTTTTTCAAGGTGGATTTTGAGTTCAGACATCTGTCTCAACCTCTTCGTTTTTGGAGGACACGTCCTCCTTATTGTCGTTTTCTGACACGTGTGACTCGATTCCTCATGGGACTCGTAGTCGGTGTGGTTTGACCACTTCAGATGAGTCCTGCGGCTTCCAGCGCTTCGCTCCAGCCTTCGGGCAGTTTCGCCCAGCGCAGGTTCCTCGCCTCGCTCAGGTCCGCCATGTACAGGTCCGCATTGCTCAGGTCCGCATTTTTCATGTTCGCCCAGCGCAGTTTCGCCCAGCGCAGGTCCGCGTGGGGCAGGTCCGCCCTGTACAGGTCTGGGCGGTACATTTCCATAACCTCGTCCCATTTGTACAGGCTCTTCTCATCCGTGGTCGTGTTTTCGGAGGCCACGTCCTCCTTGTTGTCGTTTTCTGACACGGGTGCACCGGATTCCTCATGGGATTCCGGCACGGTTTGGTTCAACACGTTCAGTCCGTGACGGGCACGAGACGGTAGTCTTCGTCGAGAGTGGCAGGCACGTAGTCCTGCCGAGCCTCGTACCCACACTTGATGTCAGGTAGGGTTCGAGACCAGTAGCCTCCGTGGGGGTGGTTCGCCACCTTCGTCCACTTTTCGTGACTGAAGCAGACGAAGCCGCCAGATGTCAACCAGAACTTCGGGTTCACGAATTTTGGTCGCGCCATCTCGAAGATTTTTGTAAGGTGGTTGGCGACGCGCTTGCGAACTTCGGGGAGCGTCTCTCCGGGTTCCCCCCGGAAGACAAATTCCCCTACAGGTGCAAGAATCGTCAAAATCCAAACTCCAATCATGTATTCTGTCGTGTTGTTGTTCGTCATGTTTTCCATGATTCTCTCCGGGTGATTTGCGCCCTCAAATGGGGTTCAAATCGGGTGTGTTCGGCACTCACTTGTTTCGGTGTTCTTCGCACTTGTCTGAACGGGGCAGGTACAATGGACGGTTCCATGTGTACGATACTCCGCAAACTTTGCAAGAACCCGCTTCAATGATATGTGTTGGTCCGGGCATACGGGTGACCGCCAGAGGACCCTCAGTTTTCCCGGGTCGTGTGCGGTCGTTTTCTGTCGGGTATGTTTTACTCCTCCCGACATGGCGTTCGTTTTTTCGTTTCATGAGGTGTTTTCGCTTCACTGCGCCACTTCGAACTTTTCCAGCATCTCCCTGATGCGAGATGCGAGGCCTGCTTCCTTCTTCTCGAAGATGCGCGTCTCGATTTCCGCCACGAAGGGGTTTCCTTCCATGAGGGTGATGAGGTCGCGCGTTGCGAAGGTGCCGTCGGCGTGGCGCCAGATTCCTCTGGCGTCCTGCTCGACGTCGCCGCTCTCTTCGAGGCGTCGCTGGCCGTAGTTGATGGCCCAGCGGTCAGCCTCGGCTCTCTCTCGCAGTTGGCTCAGGAAGTGGTCGTAGCACGTTTGGTCTACGACTTCATGAGGCTCATAGGGCGTTTCCCTAAAGGTTCCGGATTCCCCGAACCATTCGAAAGTCAAGGGGCCGCTTCTCCGCTGACCGCGGAAAGCGCGCCTGTGCCTGACTTCCATTTCCTCAAGTTCTTCTTGTGGAACGGGGCAAAGCCCCTGTTCTTGCCAGCGTTGTTCAAACGCGGCGTGGCATCGTTCGTTGATGAGTCGCTTCAAGCGAAATCGTTGTTTTCTTTTCTCGTTCATGATGAACTCCGGATGACCGGATTCTACCGGTCTGGTGCACAAAAAGAAAAAGGCGAGTCGTGAGACCCGCCGTAGGCATCGCCTCTTTTTCTTCTTGAAATACGGTTGAAGGTTGTTTTTCGCTCTGACTTCCTCATGCACCGCCCCGTCTCAGAGGTTTGAATGGTGCATGCACGAAAGGCTCTCCGTAAGGAGGTAGCCGGCGTTCTGTTCAGGACAGGTGTCCTGCTTTCGTATAACTCGCGGGGCTGTGGCATCGCGGTTGATTTCCCGCGAGCCTGCGCTTCTAATTTTGCCCCCTCTCAACCTTCATAGTTGTGAGCGCGTATCGTTTTTTGCGACGCCATGGACTACTGCTACGGCACTTCCCATGAAGGGTACATGCTATGCATCGTCCGAAGTTTCGTCTTCCGGCGCCGACTTTGGTCGTGTGAGGGTCTCCCCTCCATTGTATTTACGCTCCGCAGGGTGGTATCACCCGTGCTGAAGCCCTATTACGTGTGGGAGGGGGAATCACGTGCTTCCCTCCCTCCATTGTACATACGCGCGGTGAGGTGATACCTCTTGCGCTGAAAAAGGTGGACAAGCGGCTGATACCGGGCCAAACACCCTGAGCCCACCCGAGGGAACCGCTTGCCCAGAGGTCCCCCGGGCAGACGGCTTAATTCTTCATCAGTGATAAAGGGTGGGACGGCACGGATTGGAAAGGGGAGTGAAACCCTAAGCCCCAGCGTACCGCCCCGGTGTTCCGGGGCTCAGTCCCTCATTGGGACCGAGGTATTTCGTCCTTCGGGTCGTTGATTGTGACCCATCCTTGGCGAACGACCTGCGTCTTTGGCTGAGAGTCTTTCATAGCCCAAAACGAAGTGGTGAGGTTGGAACCCACCAAGCGTTCCGTTCTCAGTCGGCGGAACTGTGGGCGACGGCGAAGGAGGTTCGCAAGGCCATGCGTGGTGATGCCGTCCTTTGTGTTGCTGTTAATCCAATCCTTGATGGTATGGAAGGTGAGTTCCTGAACGTCTTCCTTCTCCGCGTAAATGCGGAAACACTTCTCAATGTGTTCAACGGCTCGGCTGTAGCGAGTCATTCTTCCACCTTCCCTACTTCGTATGCGTTCAGAAGACGCATGATGAACTCCCAGTTCGCTTCACGAGGGAGTTTCAAGCGCATAATTCGCTCAAGGTCATACCGTCGGATTCGGGTTGAGGTCATCACCTCATTGGCTCCCATGTGAACTTGCATCGAACTCATCGGTATAAGCCTGACGAGCCTTCAGGAATCCTGCATCGAGGATTTTAAGACCACGACGTAAAACCGGAAGTCAGGGAAGCACCATGGAAACCTTCACCTATTACCTGAGCATTGAAATCGAAGCCATGAACGAAGACTCCGCCGAGAACAAGTTGGAGGGTTTTCTCAAGGGTTTGGACCTGAAGAAAAATCAGCACCTCACCCTTATGTCCCTCGAAGTCGGTGACGGAGAGGAGAACACCGAAGCCCCCGGAGACGACCAAGAGGAACCCGCGAAGAAATCCAAGAGCCGACCAACAATTTCTCTCCCAAAGGGGAAGGGTTCGGCCAAGTGGGAAGACGACTTCGATGACGCAGATTGGGACGAACTGGATGAAGAGCCCAAGCCAAAGAAGGTCAAGGCGGAGTCCCTCGCTCTTGAAGACGACGATGAAGATTGGTGGGCTGACGACGAGGACGACGAGGACGACGACGACGACGACGGCCTACATCAACCCGAAGACGACGAGGACGACGACATCGCCTCCATCATGAAGGGCTACTGATGCGGCGCTCAATCCCTCTTCGAGTCATTGGCTACCTGATGTTGCTCCAAGGAGTCCTTGAGTTCTATGTGGACGGTTCATCCCCCCGCTCCGTTCTCATTTTCGCCGTAGGCCTGTGGCTTCTTTCCCGGGCGTCGGTGCCCTTAACCGGCGAGGACCCTTCCCCGGTTCATGGACCGGCACTACCTGCAGGCGTCTCACCGCGTAATGGATGGAGATGAAGTCGCTTCGCTTCTTGCCTCGCAAGGCATCGAGATGAACCAGTTGCCTGCAATCTTCCTCGGCGACCCGGGTCTTCGAAACGAAGGAATCGTCGTCGCTGAAGGCGATGTTCTCGAAATCACTCGCTACGCGACGGAAAAGTTCCCGGGCGGAACCCTTTATCGCCGTGTCGTCAAGGGTTGGTGATGTGAAGTTGGAACTATGGACGGATGGCTCCTGCTTCAAGGACGACCCGACTGACTCCATCGGTCCCGCGGGCTCTGGAATCGTGTGCGTTGACGTCGATAGCGGCAAGATTCAGTTTCTCCTTGGAGAATACATCGGCATTGAATCCAACAACTACGCGGAGTTCCGCGCAATCGAAATCGGGCTTGACGAAGTGTCTCGGCGCTATGAAGTGGACGAATCTTTCGACATTGAGGTCGTTTCGGATTCGAAAATGGCCGTGAACGTCCTTTCCGGCAACTGGAGCACGAACCTCCCTGAGTACCGAGAAATCACTGCCCGGATTCAGGAACTTGAGGAAGAACTTGGCGTCGTCATACAGTATTCGTGGGTCAAGGCACATGTAGGCGTTCACTTCAATGAACTGGCGGACTACCTCGCCTACAATTCGGCACGGGGGGACTGACGTGGTTATCGGAGAACCGGAAGAAGTCTTGGAGGAGGAAGACCTTTCCGTCACAGGCTTCTTTTGGTTTGTTCCCTACGATGAAATCCGGCATATGGAGCGTGGTGAGGTCACCTACGACTTCGACTTCCCCTCGCCGCGATTCGTCCCTTCAACGATGCAATCAGCACGCCGTTGGTTCACAACCTCTCCTGAAGCGGCAGGTCTCCGGACACGTGCCGACCACATGGTCGTGGTCAAGGTGTCGAACATCCCGTTCGACCCGGAGAGGTTCGATGAAGAGAAGGCGGAGGATTGGCTTTCAGCAGACATCCGACATACGGGCGAAGAGACAGAACTGGCTGGCTACGTCGTCGAACCATTCCAAGCCACGCTCAAAGTCACGATGAAGAACCTCTCATTCTTCAAAGAGACGAAGGAATGGGCGGCTGTTGAGGTGGGAATCCTTTCCCCGGAAGAAATCCGTAGCATGGCGAAGGTCAAGGTCACTGAAGAGCAAATCTACGCGAGCGACGAGATGTCCTCTCCTGTCGTTGGTGGCGTCGAAGACCTTCGAATGGGAACCTATGCAAAGGACACCCCTTGTGGAACGTGTGGCCTCACTTGGAACGAGGACTTCTTGAAATCGTGCCCCGGGCACTTCGGCTACATTTCTCTTGAGGTTCCGGTCCCGAATTGGTTCTATCTTGGTGGCTCGAAGAATCCTTCTCAGCAATCTCCGCTCCTTTACGCTCTCAACCACACTTGCATGCACTGCCAGCGAATCCTGCTGCCTGACTCCAAGGTTGAATTGTTGGAGCGATATGTGTTCAACGTGCGTAGCATGAACCTTCTGAATACGGCAGGTTATGACCTCGTTCGCGCCGAGGTTCGAACCTTGATGGACGAGCACCACGGGGTCAAGAGCAGTGATTCCCGACCGAAGGAGTACGTCTGCCCCCACTGTGAGAAAGTCTCGCCGCAGGTGTCGTTCGCCCTCTCCGCTTTCAGTCGCTACAAGCACGTGTTCTACCCAACGAACCGTGAATACGACGACGAGAGCGATGATGTCGTCACCTACCCCTACGAGGACGTATTCCGCAGGCTCGAAGACATCCCCGAAAGGGATTCGGCCGCACTCGGGTTCAGCGAGGGCTCGGTTCCTTCTCACATGTTCTTCACGGACTTGCCCGTTGCACCCGTGGTCACCCGTCCGCCTGCAACGACCCCTTCAGGTGCGTATGCTCCGAGTGACCTATCCGAGTTGTATGTGGCGGTCTTGCAGGTCAACAACAACATTCGTCGCCGTCGAACTGAACTCCGCGAGGACAAGGCGAAGAGGAATGCGATGTCACGTAGCCTGTTCAAAGCAGTGGCTCAGTTGATGACGGGTCAATCAAGTGGAATTGGCTCCGGAGGGATGAAAATAGGCATGGCCGCCAATGGGGCCATGACTCCTCGCAATCTTCGCGGGGTGTACGACCGCATCAAAGGTGTGGGCAAACAGAAGAACGAGATGAGGAGGAACGTGCAATCGAAAGTCGACGAGCACGTGGCTTATTCGGTAATCACCCCCGACCCCGCGCTTCAGATTGACGAAATCGGTGTTCCATACCCTGTGTGCTTCGAATTGACGCGCCGCATCGAAGTCACCGAAGAGAACTATGACGAGATGCTCTCCTACGTGATGAACGGGGACCAAGAAGCGATTCCGAAGGGGAAGAAAACGAAGGACTTCGACTTAAGCCGCTACCCCGGTGCGAAGCGTGTGATTCGCGGCAACGGAACGGTGTCTTCACTACTGGAGCCAGCACGAGATTTCGGAGAGTCAGAACTCGATTTCGCCCTACGCCAAGCGAACTTCTTGGACCGGAAGTCAAACCTTCTGGTTGGGGACATCGTGGAGCGTCACCTTATCCCCGGCGACGTTGTTCTCTTCACACGTGCACCTGCCCTTCACCGTCAGAACCTCATGGCTTTCCGTGTCGTCCCGGTCAAGACCCGGAGCCTTTCATTCAACCCCTCAGTCTGCATTCCGTTCAATGCGGACTTTGACGGGGACGCCATGAGGATGTACGTTCTCCAGTCTGAGGAAGCAATCGAAGAGGCGCTCGAAACGATGCGCGTCGAGACACAGATGCTTCACTCTCGCTACGGCCGAACCTTCCTCACGTTCGACCAAGATGAAATCAGCGGCGGCTACCTCTTGACGTTCAAGAACGAGCCCGAAGCCGGGACACATCCGGAGAAACGGAGCGGATGGGGCTTTGACGACGACGGCTACCCGATTCTCAGTAAGGCACGTGTCCTGAACATCCTTCAGGCCGCCTTCTCTCGTGACGAAGAAGGTTCACTCACCTACAGAACACGTTTCCCTCCGCCCATCACCAGCGGCCGATTCAAGGGGTGCTACCGTGGCCGTGACATCATCTCGATGTTCCTTCCACCGGGAATCAACGCACGCTATGAGAACCGAACCGGACAAGAAATCGTCATTCGGAATAGCGTCATTGGACCGGGTGCCCTTGACGACAGGTTCTTCGGAACTAAGGCTGGTCTTCTTGCACCTGCTTTCATCTATCGCTACGGGTGGGAGGAAGGTCACCGCCTTCTTGCCGAGGTCACGAATGAAATGTCTCGTGTCGTCTTCTCAGCACACGTTGAGTACGGCTTCTCCCTCGGAATCGCTGACATCTCCTTCATTCGACCCGAGTCAAAGTCGGACAAGGAATACTTCGACTTGGCGGAGAAGGGCTTCAAGAATCAAGTGGACGAGAACGGACGGCCTATTCGGAGTCTGAGCCCTTACGTCTTCATTGACGACGCTATGGATATGGTGGAGAGCATCATTCACGACATTGACCTGAAGTTCGAGGCGCGCAACATCGAGGCAATCAAGGACATCGACATTTCTTTCCTGAACTACGTGAACGAAAAGGGAGAGGAAAAGACCTTTGAGACGTTGAGCATCAACATGAAGGAGTTCGTTAAGGACCCAATTTTCGCGAAAGAAAACGTAGTCCGTGCAATCACCAATGCGTTCAATGATTGGGTCATCGCCTTCATCAAAGCGAACCAAAAACCGACGGACGCTATGAACATCACATTGAACTCCGGTGGTCGCGGGAACCCGCTCCAACTCCGGCAGATGATTGGCTCGCTCGGGCAGCATCAATTGAACGGGCCGGGTCGTCCGAAGCACGGTTATAGCGCGAGGAAGGTCCTTTCCTGTTCACGGGACGACATGAACCCACGCGACCGTGGCTTCATCCGCACCTCCTACGCGAGAGGTCACGACCCCGATGGGTATTGGTTCGCCTCCACGGCCGGTATTCGTTCAACGATGGAATCTTCTCAGGGCGGAATCGCAAAGTCCGGCTACATGGAGCACAAGATGAAGCGGAACCTTGAGCACCTCATGGTGGACGACAAGCGTCGGGTCATTGACCTTCGGTCAGGGACAATCGTTTCTCTTTCAGTCGGAGGAGACAATCTGCATGCGTTCCACCCACGCGGACCCGACAACAGCGACGGCCTCGATTTCGAAATCCAACCACTTCTCCTTGATTTTGAATGCAAACACGGGTTGAGCCTCTATGACTCGTGTGCCGAGTGCAGCAGCGGCACCCCTAACCTCCTCCCACGTGCCATCCTACCGGACAACATCAAGGCTCAAGTCGAAAAGGCAGTTGAGGGGAGAGAACTTGACGAAGAATCGAAGAAGGGCTTCCGTGATTCGTTGCGTTCCTATTACAACACGTGTCTGATTCAAATTGGCGAAATGATTGGTTCCACAGGTGCGGCAAACCTCGGCGAACCGGCTACTCAGGCGGGACTTCGTGCGTTCCACGGTGGCGGTCAAGGAACGGTTCCGACCGTGGACAGGCTTGTGCAGGTGTTAGAACTCGTGAAAAAGAAGCAAGAGCAACCGCAAACGACGCTTCTCCTCAAAGATGACTACAACACCCGAGAGAACGCCGAGCGGCTTGCTTCTTTCTGCACGACCGTGAACTTCGAAGAGGTCATGGAGAAGGTCGAATACAACCCCGAGGAGTTCGAAATCGAAATCACCCTGAACATCGAAAGGCTGGAACTCTTCGAAATTGATGACGAATGGGCGCGTCATACGCTCAAGAAGGTGTTCGAATCCGACGGCACTCGGAAGGTGACCTTCTTTGAAAGCCCAATCGCGAAGGTCCGATGCCGAGAAGACGCACGTGACCTCCTCATCGCCCGACATATGCTCGGGAACATCCCGCTTTCGGGAATCAATGACTCCCAACTTGCCTTCGTTTATGACGACGGAGAGGGGCAATACGGAGTGAGCATTCGTGGACCAATCAAAGGCAGCGATGCGGTGAATATCCCGAAGTTCTGGCAAGACATCGTGGACTTCATGAGTGAATACGTGGACCTCTCCAAGACCAAGTTCACCGACTCATGGATGGTTTACAACATTTACGGACTCGAAGCATCCCTCAACCATCTGTGCGAATCCATTTACGAGCAAATGAACGGAATGGAAGGTGAGAAGGGGATTGGGGAACTGGATTATCGCTACATCCGGGTCATGGCTGACTACATGGGGATTTACGGCGAACCTATCGGACTCAAGAAATCCGGACATATGGTGAAGTTCAACAAGAGCCTTCTCGCTGCCCTCGGTGGTGAAGACCCGATGCTCGCCCTGCACGGTGCAACGGTCATGGGGAACTATGATACGCTCAAGGGTCCGGTTGAGGCTATCGCCGCAGGCAAGCAACTCAACATTGGGGCACACTACCGTCGAAAGACGACATGAGGTAGTGTCGGAAACCGGGAGTCAGGAGACGCTGGTCCCACCCGAGAGCATCATAGATGCCCTTTAGCGTCCCGTGAATGTGCGTCTTCGCGAGGGACTCCCAATCAATCGTGTACTCCGCAAGTTCCTCTTCACGGCGGAATGCGATACGCCCGTTGCCCGGGATGACCGTCGGCCCGTCCTTGACGATGACCCACTTCACCTTGTCTCGCTTCGCGTATTCGTCCTCTTCGCTCTTCGCGAGGTACATGTTGTACCATAGCGCCCCCGACGAAAGCCAATAGTGCCCGTAGCACTTGTCGTCTTCGTTGAGGGTGTCTTGCTTCGGGCACGCGCCACAGTCGCAGACAATAGGCATTCCCCGCCAATCAACATGGTGCGGTAGGTGCTTCCTGAGCGTTTGTGCGGCGGTCAGTTCCTCAAGGTCAACCTCGCCGTCAAGGACGGCTTTCAGTCGCTTCTTGACCTTCTTCTGCACGACCTTTTCGGGGACCTTGTCGAAGAGGTCCATGAGAAGTCCGAGTTGTATGTCCGTTCCGAGAGAGGAAGTCGTCGTTCGCTTGGCCTGCATCCCTGACATCTTGAGACGAGCCCACGGTTCTTCTCGCATGTCGATGTCGGCGACCTTGAATCCCTTCTTGTCGTCCCACACTTTCCGACCGGCATACATGCCCTTCACGTTGGCGAGGTAAAACCGGTCCATGATGACCTCAAGGTCAAGCGACATGGCGGTGGAATTGGTCCTCCCCTGCATTTCCTTTGTGATGTCCTTTCCGAGAGCCACCGCTTCGTCATGGACACGCTCGGCTTCCCATTCGGAAGGGAAGACCACGAAGATTGAGTCCGTGTGTCCGTAAATGACGCGGAAACCGGCCTTCTCAGCCAACGCCTTCGCCGTGAGAAGGGCTTCACGCCCCCCAGCGGTGATTGAGGCAGCGACATCGCGGTCGAACCACGCGAACTTGTCGAAGGCCATGATACCGTACATGGACGCGCGCAGCCTCTTCACGCCGAGTTGCATAGCGTTCCACTTCGTAGCCGCCTCCTTGTCGTTCTTCGCTTCTGCTTCCTTGAGCAATGCCTTGTACTCGTCACGTTGTGTGTTCAAGCGGCGAACGATGGTAGGCAGGACACCTGTCGTGTCGGTTCGGAAGCGAACGCCACCATGCCCGACGCTATCGGTGGACAGGTGTTCCTGTCCTTCCCTGACTTTCGTTTCGGGACTGATGTTCTTTGCTTCCATGACGCTTGGGTATAGGCCCGCGTAATCGAGCATCCCGACGTTATCGTGCATACCAGCCGCATTGGTGTAGACGTTGTCGTCTTCGGGGTCGCGTTCTTCGGGCTCCTCACCGGGGTGGAGGATGATTGCACCTTGAAGGTCGTCTTCAGCGTCACTCTCCTCACTGTAGGGGCGATACTTGGGGCGCCACCATGCTTCGCGATAGAACATGACGTTTCCGACACGGGATGCCTTCATGGTCGAGGGAAGTTGGCTACCGATGAGCGTCTGTTGAACCTTGTAGCCCTTGACGATGTTCCACTTCTCATCGAGCATGACGAGCAGTTCAACGTCGCGGATGTTGTAGCGGAGGAATTCGTCCCACGTGGCATCGTAGTCCTTGTCGTACCATCCCGGGCTTGGGTTCTTCCCTTCCTTGAAATTGTCCCACGCTACCGCCTGAAGGCTCAATCCACCGGGCGGGTCTTGGTTCGTGGAGTCCTTGTACACGCGCTCATAGCACAACATGAGGTCGAGGGTATCAACACCCCGAATGGGGGCGTCAGTCACCTTGTAGCGGTGCCTGTTGCGAGGGTCCGGGTCAATCATGATTCCATAGGGTGAGAGGGAACCAGCGCCATAAACAGGCCTCGGGAACAGACCGTTCTCGCACTCCCCCGCCATGTCGTTCATCAAATGGGGAATCCCGAGGCTTTCCATGCGATGATAAAGCGTCGGAAGGTCATACCCGGCACTGTTCCAGCCGGTCATGACGTCGAAGTCCATGGCGAAGAACCAATCACCGAATGCCTTCAGCATGTCGTACTCCGTGGTGAAGCGGTGTTCCGTACCCCATTCATGTCTGATGGAAGCCCTCGTCCAATTCGGGTGACATCCAAAGGCGGTGTATTCCTTCGTGAAATTGGAGTACGCCGCGATGGAGTTGACCATCTGTGTGTCGTACCAAAGTCCCTCGTGAGTCACGCTCTTCAGCCACTTCATGCGCTCGGGGTCCGTGTCGCGGAACTGCAAGGCTTCGATGTCGAAATAGCAGACGTGATAGTCGAAGTCTTCGACCTCGATGTCGTTATGAATGAGGACGGCGTCTTCTTGAGGGAGAGAACCGCCCCACGTTGGCCCATAGTTGCGAAGGAAGAAGGACATGGCTCCACGAGTCACGCACTCGACCTTGTACAGGGGTTGCTTTTCGATGGACAACCCTTCGGGGGCCACGGAATGAACAAGGTCACTATCGAGGAGGAAGTCAATGGCTTCGCTCGCGTAGTCGAAGTCAGGCACATTCTTGCCCGGAAGAGCACGGAATGAAGAGGGCTGGATGTAAAACGTGGGGTATTCGTCATAGAAGTCCACAACGCGCACACCGTCCTTACGGTAGCGAACTGCTACGCGAGAACCGTCTTCCATTCGCCACTTCCCTTGTACCTGCTCGCACACGCTGATGTTCATAGTACCAACCTCTCTTCCAGCCGGACCACGGACCCATTCGCCCGATAGTCGATAACACGGTGATATTGGAGCCACAAGAGCGGTGTGTTGTGGTTCTCAAGGTAAATACGACGAGCCTTCCCATATGCGCCCCATTCTTCGACCGACATGCGGTGCTTTTCCGCAAGGAAAGACCGGATTTCTAACGGCGGGATGGTTTCACCAACCGGATAGCGGGAGATGAAGACCCATAGTGTCCGGCAAGCCTTGAGGTTCACTACGGAGGTGCTTTCGGACCGTTCTGCGCTATCAAGGGACTTTCTCCACACCGTCAAACGGACTTCCCCGTCCATCTCAGTGACGTGAAGGTAGCGTTCCTTCTTCTCGCCCCTATGGACAAGACGCGCTCGGTCAAACGGCGTTTCCTCACGCACCTCCGGCTCCGGTTCGGGGAGCACGACAGGTGTCGGCTTTGGTTCCGCTTTTGGTTTCGGCGCATTGCCGAAAGAGGACAAGACGGATTGTCCGGGCGCGATTTCAGGAACCTTCTCTTTGGGCGGAGCCAATTCCTTGAGCGCGTCGAGAATGTCCTTCCGCTTGCACTTCCTTACGCACCCGAAGCCACCATCCTCTTTCACTTGTAGGTGATTCTTTCCGTTTCCGTCAGCCCCTTGCTTCGCACAAGAGGGACATTGCGCGGAATACCAGCCATTCCCTGACTTCCGGAGATTGACGAGGCTCTCCCTTGCTTCCCATACAGGGTTCCCACCGTCCGCCATGAGGAAAGGGAGAGGTTCACCGGAGTTGTGGGCGTGAAGGAGGACTTCGAGCCTCCCCATTTCCTTCTCGGTCTCGAACAACACGTGTCCATCTTCGATGCGCTGGTGCCTGAGCGCGTAGTCGGAGCGAACCTTCGAACCAATCAGTTCGAGGTACAGTGAAACGGGGACTCTCATGGAACCGGAAAGCGAATCATCCGGCACTTAAGGGTTGACGTCCTCTTCCTCAGATGGGGTTTCCTCTTTCCTCTTCGGAACAGCCTCGACGAACGCCTTGACCGCCGCACCAACCGTGGCATCAATGGCGGTTGCTGCAGAGCCAGCAACGTATTTCGCTGGGTTCACCTTCTCGTCGGCATCTTCGTCCCGAAGGGCATGCGGGACACCTTGGTTGGTGAGATGGTGCAGCATGAGCCAAGCCTGAGCGTCGGTCATCTCATGGCCTTCGTTCTCGCGAACCCAATGCTTCACGGTCTTCAAAATGTACTTGTAGCCTTGCTCCGCGAGTTTCGCGTTCACGGTCTGAACCCAAGATTCCTGAATCACGACCACTTGCTTGAATGCTTTAGCCAAAGCGCCGACTTCTTTTCCGTCATAGTTGTAGCGAACCTCAGTTCCCATGCCCTTCTTTCTGAGCGTCGCGGCCATAAAGGAATCCCTCAATTCGACCGAGATTGTCCTCCACCACGGTTTCGTGGATTGACCGCTTTTCTTCTCCGCGGGGCTCGCTTACGTGCTTTTCCATCATACGGCGGAAGAAAAGGTTCCTTGATTCGGCGGAGTGGTAGGGGCTGCGGTATTCTGGATATTCTACAGCACCCCACGGCTCATTCCAAAATGAGTCGCGGCTGTTGTACATGTTCCTGTTTTTCTTTGTTAGGCTCAAAAAATCATCTCCTCGCGATAGGGTTTCTTGGCATCAACGAAAATCCATGAGCGTTGGAGAGAGTCCGGAAGTTTCCCTGCTTTCTTGGCGAAGAAGTCGTCCTTGGTTTCGGAGAAGAGGACCTCGATGTAGGGTAGGACATGTGTTGGTGCGACAATATCCGGACGTGTTCCACACTTGAGACGGGCTTCCGTGCAGAAAGGGACGTCATGCTCAAGAAGAGTGAGGGCGACCTCGCAGACGCGGAGATTGTGCTCATACGTGTTCCCCTTGCTCAATTTGATGACCCCCCAATGAGGTTTGAACATAGGGTCGAGATGTTCACGCGACCAATCGTTCAGTTCTTTCTGCATTTTCGAGGAGTACCTCAAAGAATACCCTCCCACTCAAGGTCGTGAAGGTTTCCGTCTTGGTCGTAGTACTTCCCCTCATAGAAGAGCCGCTTCGAGACGATGTTCCCTACTACCGAAGCGGTCCAGCCGCTCGTTTCATTGCGAGCCGAAACGCCTTCCGCATTGAGAGTCTTCGCGATTGAGGCACGCGACATGCCGTCTTCGTGCATCGCGAACACACGTCGGACGGAATCCGCTTCCCGCGGCTCTATTTCGAGGACTCCCTTCAGTTCGGGGTCCCCTCTCCCGTCGGCTTCGTCAGCACTTCGTTTGTAGGCCGAGCGATACCCCATAGGAGGCCGACCGACGTGGCGCCCCGCGTTCTTCTTCCCCTTCAACCCCGAGGCGGTCCTCTCGCTGATGATGTCCGCTTCCATCTGAGCGACAGAAATCATGATTCGGAAGATGAGCATTCCCATGGCGGTCGTCGTGTCGATTTGTAGGTCACGGAAAACGAAGTCCTTCTCGGCTCGCTGAAGGGTCTCCGCCCATTCACCAGCATTTCGGACGTTTCGATGGAATCGGTCCATTTTTGCCGCGATAACGACGTCCCAGTTCTCCATTTCGCTCATCATGCGCTGGTATTCGGGGCGTTGGGTGTTCGTCCCGCTGAACCCTTCATCTCGGTATTCCTCGACGACCTCCCACCCCTGAGCGGCGCAATAGGCACGGCATTCGCGAAGTTGCTGCTCAATGGAGGTCTCGGACTGGGTTCCTCCGTCTTTGTCGCTTGTGGAGATGCGAGCGTAGATTCCAGCCTTCCTTGCAGAAGGGGCCGTTGTGAAAAAGGGGGAAAGTGAAAGAAGCAAGGTCAATGAGGCATACCCAAAGAGGGCGAATAGGGATTCAATCATGGCTTGATTCCTCACCCTTTGTCCCTAAAGGGACGACCATAAAGGTGCCGAGAGGTAAAGGGTCCGGTTTAGGTTAGGAATCGGGGCATGGTCCTTTGTGGTTGAACCGTTTAAGTCTCAAGAATCCACAGATTTCGACGCAAAGGAGGGGTTCTAAGGACCGGCTTTTCTGAACCCCTACATTTCCCCATTTTTCCAAGCAAACCGCCCTCGGTGGCCGCGATTCTCCCTCCCAAACATATGTTGCAGAAGGGGCCTTTCTCACAACGGGGGTTAGGAACCGTTAAGAGCCGGCCATCTCACACGAGCGAGTATGGAACCTTGGGGATGGCTCTTCATCATCATCATGCTCGGACTCGGCGCGTGGTTTTATGCCATCTCGTCGATGAACGCCTATGACCCACACAGGCCCATTGTGCCTGAACCGTGGAACCTCGGGGATGAAGAGGAATGACCGAAGAAACGAATGAGGTGAAGAAGAATGGCTAAGTGCGTTGAATGTGGTGAAGGGAGGGCTAACGTCCGTTGCTGCAACTGTAATGCGTGGCTCCACGGGGCCGAGCCCGACACCCGATACTGCTACCTCACACCCGAGGACCACATGGGGGAAATGGTGTGGTGTAGCCCCTGCGCGTTGGCGCAAGACCGCGGCGAATTGCTCGTGGGAGTCCGCCCAGACACCTCCGATGGACATTACTTCGCTCGTTGTAAGAAGTGCAACAAGCGGCTGACCGATGACGTGAGCATTTCAAGAGGATTCGGTCCAGAATGCTGGGACCGCATGACCGAGGAGGCTTCACAATGAAGAGAATAGGTAAGATGAGCGAACACCAAGCAAAGAGTATCTTACTAACGCTTTCCACATACCATGGAATGAAGGAGACTATTCAGAAGATATGGGAGGAAAAGTTTGAGCCGACTCCCCATGAATGCGAATTCATATTCTCAGAAGCATACGAACAGTATTGCCCGGACGATACTCTTTACTACGGCTTGAGGTTCAAGTGCAAACACCCATGGTGTAAGATGACTAAAGAAAGAGCAGGTCGTCTTGAGGACGAAGTAAAGTTGGAGGCTTCACAATGAAGAAGTACCACATCGAAGGAAGCCGCGACAATCAGGCTTGGCTCCTTTACGCCAAGGCTTCCACGCTGGAAGAGGCCCGTGAAATCGCAAGCAAGTGTATTCGGGTCACGACCTACACCGCCGTAAGAATCGTGGAAAGTCACCGCACACAGGCGGTGTTCGCCTGAAGCCCGTCCTTCGATGGTGTCGAAATTGCGGCGAGGCGAAGCCCCTCAAGGACTTCGATGCGGTCGAAGATTCACTACGAAGGTTCTGCTCCGAGGCCTGCAGGAAGGAATGGTACGAGAAGGGTCCGAGGCAAAGCAAGTCGGGTGCGTGGTGGTGATTTCATGTCCGAACGACGAAAGAGCATCCTGTTCTTCACCCGAGTCTGCTTCTATTGCACGGGGAGCCTTGCGTTCCTCGTCAACATCGGTATGGAGGTGGTCTGATGCCGCGAGAACCTTGCGCTACCTGTGGAGTACGCATCCACGTCAAGCCGACGCGCATTCGACCCCACCGGGGAAACAAGTGCTACAAGTGCTTCCGGAAGGACCTTGAGAAAGGCATTGACCGCTGCGAGGCTTCGACCCTTCGGGGAACACGGTGCAGGCACCAGCGGGCTCCCGATAGTCAATTCTGTGTCGCTCATCAGAAAAAGGAAGTGAAGACATGAACTTAGCAAACGTGGAATGCACATGCGGAGCGAAAATGATTTGGGGCGGAAGCCACGAGTCAGAAGAAGAAGAGGGGTTCGTGGGCACGGTCCACAACCTCAGTTGTAGCCGTATCGGGTGTTGGAACCACATGCTGTTCTATGAGGTGATGAAGGAATGAAGCCATCCAAACACGAGCGAGAGCGTGCATTGGAGAGGTTCCGTCAGCGCATCGGTCAGGACGGAATCCGCTTTCAGGCTCGCAGCAAGGAACACCTGCTCCGACAAATCAGCCAGATTGTGTCTGATGCTCTCGAAGGGGGCGAGGAAGAATGAGCAAACTCAAGCAAAACAAGCCCTTGTGGCTCCAGTATCGTGCAGCCAGCCGCGTCAAGTCTTACATGCTCAAAAAAGCGAAGGCGAAGGTTGAGGAGTCCGAGGGACTCTCAATGAGCGAGGAATGGGCAGCAATAAACAAAATTGCTGACATGATGAACGAAGGACACCCCGAGTTGCTCACCGCAGGTATGGAAGAGCGGGCGGAACGAATGGTCGCTGCACTTGAGCGGGCTGCTGACGCGGGCCTGACCTCGGTCACTGCGGCCGTTGAGCGAATCGAGGAAGATTGGGGGAAGGAGTTTTGACGATTCAAGACGTCTTCATTGATTGGGCCGCTTCTCACCCCTTTGAGCATCGGTTGTACACGGCGGAGTACGAGAAATACGGAAGCAAGGCCCTCATTCGCTGGCTTCCCCTTATCGCGAGGTGGATGGAATGACGTTCTCTCGACACTCGTTCTGAGGGATTGACCGTGTTCTGTCAACCGTCGTTCGACCTTTCGTCCTTGGAGGATTGTAGCGTTGATTCGGTCGTCACCGACCCGTGCTACGCCGCACCACCGATTGAGGCATGGAAAGAGGTGTTCAGGGTCATAAAACCCGGAGGTCATGTCCTCGTTTTCGCGGAGCCCTCAACGTACCATCGCATGGCGGTGAATATCGAGGACGCGGGGTTTGAAATCCGTGACCAAATCATGTGGATTTACGGTGACGGCTCATTGAAGGACTTCGAAGTCACGTCTTTCCATGAATCGGTCGTGGTGGCGAGGAAGCCCCTTGAAGGAACGGTCGTTGGGAATGTTCTCCGGCACGGAACCGGGGGAATCAACGTCGACGGATGTCGGGTGGAACACGCCAATGAGGCGGACCTCGCCGCGAGTCTTGCGAAGAACCCCGGTCGGACCGATACCGTGACCAGCGGCGTGTATGGTGCCGACAGACCACAACAGCGTGTGAATCTCGACGGCCGCTGGCCAGCGAACGTCATTTTCGACAGGTACGCTGGAACAGAATTGGACTGGCAGACCGGACATCTCGCTGCAGGGAACCGTCCTGCGAAGCGAAATTACGCGAGTGCGTTCGCGCAGAATAAAAACCAGCAGGGAGCCGAAAACCCGGGACGTGTGGACGAAGGCGGTGGTGGCTCTCGGTATTTCTTCCGCGCCGAGCACACGGGGGAAGAGCGAAAGCATGGCCTCAAGCCCCTTTCCCTATGGTGCTACCTTCTTCGACTCGTCACTCCCGCTGGTGGGGTCGTGCTTGACCCATTCAATCACTCACGACACGTGTTCAAAGCAGCCTCTCAGGAAGGATTTTCAGTTGTCGCTACCAGCAATCTTCCGGCGAACCCTCATATACCGGTCATCGTCGAACAGCAAGAATAGGTGAATGAAATGGACATCAGGAATGGCGATTGCCTCGAAGTGTTGAGAACCGTTGAGTCAAACAGCATTGACTCTATCGTGACTGACCCGCCCTACGGGCTCTCCTTCATGGGAAAGAAGTGGGACTACGACGTCCCTTCGGTGGACATCTGGCGAGAATGCTTCCGTGTCCTCAAGCCCGGTGGGCACCTCCTCGCGTTCGCCGGTTCTCGCACCTATCACCGCATGGCGGTGAACGTCGAAGACGCGGGATTCGAAATTCGCGACCAAGTCATGTGGCTTTACGGAAGCGGATTCCCGAAGAGCCTCAACGTGAGCAAGGCCATCGACAAGGCGCTCGGCGCCAAGCGTGAGAGGGTCCGCATCTCGGCTGACGAAATCCGGAACCCCAAGAGCATTGGGAGCGGCCACGGCATCGAGGGTGGCGACCGACCGTGGATGCAGGAAGCCCTTGAACGGGGCTATCACGAAGTGGACGGCGAAGACCCCGTGACGGAGGAAGCGAAGAAGTGGGACGGGTGGGGAACACAACTGAAGCCCGCGCACGAACCATGTGTCCTCGCCCGCAAGCCCGTGGACGCAAGCATCACGCAGAATATCCTTGAGAACGGGGTCGGCGGAATCAACATTGACGGATGTCGCGTAGGCACCGAGGAAATGAAGGTCACCGCGTCGGACGGCGTCATCATCTCCGGCAACAACTCCATGTCCGGAGGGAACACCGGACGCATCGACATGGGGACGAAGACCGGGCGTTTCCCGTCCAACATCATTCACGACGGCTCCGAAGAAGTGCTTGACATCTTCCCTGAAACCGCCGGAGCGAAGCCTCACGGTGGGGACGGTGGAAAACTCGACACGCAGGGAATGGGCTGGGGCTTCAAGCGCATGGCCTCCGACCTCTCGGACCTCCCGGGTTCCGCCGCACGGTACTTCTATTGCGCGAAAGCGAGCCGTGCGGAGCGGGACGAGGGGCTTTCCCATCTCCCTGACCATACCGGTGACGCCGCTCTCGCAAATGCGGTGTGTCAGAAGTGCCTCAAGCACCGACTCCAATCAAACCTCGCTCGCCGCTGCACATGTGCCGAACCGGAGTGGGGAGAGTCGCGCCTCGAGGCCATCAAGAACAACCACCCGACGGTCAAGCCCGTGGCCCTCATGCGCTATCTGTGCCGCCTCGTGACGCCTCCCGGTGGTGTCGTCCTTGACCCCTTCATGGGAAGCGGCACGACCGGCGTAGCGGCCTACAAGGAGGGCTTCAATTTTTATGGCATCGAGCGCGACCCGGACTACTACGTCATCGCGAAGAGTCGTGTGGACTACGTTTCGCACGGTGAAGTGCGCGAGAACGCCGGAGAAGAGACGCCACGGCCACGGCCGTCGTCAATTTTCCACTGGGTTGATGCCTGATGCGGATTCGACGAACCCGTGTTGAAGAGGCGGCGTTAGTGGTTCTGAACAAGAATCGCGGGAAATGGATGAATGCTCGACAAGTTCACGACAACATCTCCTCGTTCACGGACTTCTCCTTTCATTGGAACACACGTTCGGTCTATACTTACCTCGGTGGGATGTATCGCAAGGGGATGGTCGAACGTCGAAGGATTGGGAACAAGTTCGAGTACCGAATATCCGAAACGGAGGAAGAGTGATGGGGCTTTACATCTTCCAATCGAAACACGCTCCATACATCAAGGTTGGACACACTACCCATGAGAACCCGTGGCATCGTCTCGACGGTTCATGTGGGGTCCCCGAGGGCTTCAATTCCGTGCGGCATCCTTCCTCCCTCGAAGGGAAGGTGAACATGGAAGACCTCAGCCTCGAAGGCTGGTGGCCTGAAGTCACCATTGAGGAAGAAAGGTCGCTCCACCTTCTTTGCAAGCGTTTGTCAGTCGTGGGCGAATGGTACCCCGACGATTCAAAGGAAATGTTCTATGTCTTGCTCCGCACTACCTTTGGTTCCACGAAGCACGAGGCGGTTTCTGTCCCTAAAAGCCCAATGATGCGGGAACCTGTCATCACGAAGGATAGCGGACGCCCTGAGAGACACGGAGAGCCGTGGACAGAACGAGAGGACCAACAACTCCGAAGCCGAGCCGGACAATGGTGGGACAAGAAGGACGTCAAGGATTTCGTGACCGAAGACGCATTGTGGCGGCGTCGGACGGAAACATCTGTTCGTGCAAGGATGAAGAAATTGGGAATCATCCGATGGAAAAATGGGAACTTCCATTGGACGCGAGCGTCCGAACCCCCCGAAGAGGAAATATCATAACCGCGCTTGTCCCGGGTTCCGGACATGAAGTGCCCGGAGTGTGGAGCCTCCGGTTCTTTGAAGATGACTGAATACCGGAAAACGGCTGAAACGCTCTCGCCACTTATGGAACGAGCGATTCTCACCTGCGCCTTGTGTGGGCATGAGGAGAGGTTCGCTTGAACCTCACTTTCGTCGCCTACAGCATCTTCTTTCTCGCACTTCTTGTTTTCGTCATGCTTGCTTGGAGCGTTGGACAGGTGTTCCTTCTTCTCCTCGGGAATCGTGATAAGCAGAACCTTCCAGCCATGAGTGATGACGCGAACCGGAGCGACCTGTGACCGTTGCGGAGAGTACAACCTCCTCCCTACCGTGCCGGGTTTTGAATGCACGTGCAAGGACTGTGGAGGCAACCTCATAAGTCGTGGTGACGGGTCACTGCTATGAATCCGAAGTGCCCCGAGTGCGGCTGGAACTATGTCCAAGAAGACTCACACGGCGACCCCGTTCTTGAGGGGCCGTGCATCTGTGCTTACGGCGAACCGCCGGAGAACTGACCTTCCCAAGCACGGATGATTGAGCGGACCTTCGTCTGCTTCAGGCCCATGGTCTTCGCGATTTCAGGGACCGGGACGCCACGTTGTCGCATCCCCATGACGCGCTCCACAATCGGCCAGTTCTCGTCCTTGACCGGTTTCCCGTCCTCTCCTCTCGTGAGCCCGAACGGGAGGCGCCCACCGCGCTTGTGACGCATTCCTTCCCGGGTCTTGAGGGACATGACGTCTTGGAAGTATTCCCACGAAGCCACCATGGACATGAGAGTGAGCATTTGGACTTCCGTCTTCACTTCCTTGACGATTCCTTGAACGGAATGGATGATGACCCCCTTCTTGTGAAGGTCGCGCAGTTCCCCGAACAGATGTGGCTTCCCGTGCCATCGCCCGAAGTTCAAGAACAGGACATCTGTCAGGCGGTTCGTTCGATGGTCAACGTATTCGAGCATCATGTTCCAATCCTCGGGCTCATCCCAGCCGTCAGAGAACACCGTGTACTTCTCCCACCCGAGGCTACGGGCTTTCTCCTCCACCAGCGGTAGGAAAAACGAAAGTGGTGTCGAAGACTTGTCGGACCATAGGTAAATCGCTCGCATTAAACCACCTTGAATCTCCAATACCAGAACGCGGCGCTAAGGACGAGCATCGAAAGGATGAGCGTCTGAGCCGCATGGTCGGAAAAGAAGCCAAGAATGGCGGCGTAGGGGGCATACCACGTGTAGCCTTCAGTCATGGCGACGAGGGAAATGAGCACCCCGAGGGAAAACAGGCCAAACGCCGCTTGACGCATAGCGTAGAAGTCCCACCCGAAGTACTCGTCCCAGAAAAGCATGTTCTCACTGTCCGAAGAAATCCCTGCCGCACTGCTCCTTGAAGTCGCACAACTTGGAGCAGTGGGTGTATTTTGACGGGTCGTTCGCCGCATACGGAACGAAACCAGCATGATTGTTCAGGACATCTGTTTGACGAAGGAAATTGTAGATGATGTCTTCGAAACGGAGGTAGTGCCTCTCGTTGCGGGTGGTCTTGTAGTGCTCCACATTCGCATCGTGCGCCTCATGGGCCTTGACCTTCGGAATGATGACGTAGGAGAAGTCGAGAGGCTTCCCGGTGATGTAGCCGTATGCCGTAGCCTGAAGTTGTCCATGCGCCTTCGGTTTAGCCCACTGCCCCATCCAATGCGTGCTGGCGGTCTTGAGGTCGCCAAGCCGAGCGGTTTCTCCACTGAGGTCCATGAGCCAATCAATCCGCCCGCGTACCGCCACTCCGAGGGGACCATGCTCACGGTGAATCACTTCACGCATGGCGTCAACCTCAGTCTCCTTGACGTCGAGAGGGTCAAAGTCAGGAATGCGGTGACCGAGGAGGTTTCGCTCGTAGACGCCATACCAGCGTTCGCATTCCGCGTAAGCGGTTTCGAGTTGAAACGGGCTGAGTCGGTTCCCCTTGCTGTCATAGACCCCGCTTTGGGCCTTCTCCACTTCGTCAAGCCAGCACTGCTCCATCTTCATCTTGATGATGTCGGCGTCCGGGGTGTCCCCCGCGGCAAGAGCATTGTGGAGCAGTTCAACACCAAGGTGAACAGCCGTCCCCTGTGGGAAGTACACCTTCGATTGGCGAGGTAGCCGCTGGACGTACTGGTACCAGTAAGAGGCCGGGCACTTCATCCAAACGCCAAGTCTGCTCGGGGAAATGTGAGAGCGGTCCCAGCGGACGTTTTCACCGCGCAGCATCTTACTGGTCATCATAGGGGACCACCAAAAGACTGGTTGGGTTCCAAGTACCCGTCCTCTTGGCGAACTTCTTCATCACGCTCAGGTAGTTCTGCACTTCGGCTTCAGTTTCTCCGATGAAGAGCACGGTGATTCCGGGCTCCTCGCTTGTCTTTTCCAAAAGGACGTATTTCATCGAAGGGTCCCTTCGGCGAGACGGTATTAAGGGTGTCGAATTTTCATCACTACGGTCGGATTTAAGCACCCGCCGAATATGGACAGGGCATGGAACCTTTGGACCTTGCAATCATGAACATGACCCAAGCATTCACTCAAACCGTGGTCGCCCTTCAAGGTGGAGCGTCGTGCATCCCTCCGGAAGCGGTTGTGGACCTTTACCGGAAAATCGAAACGCTCGTCACCGTTGCTTGAGTTCTTCCTTGAAGTACGGAAGCACTTTCTCAAGGAGCGGCAAGACCTCATCTTCCCCTGCAATCACCTGCTCAAGCCTCATGATGAGGTAGCGTGTGTTCTCCTTCCAATGGGCTGCCCACCATGCTTCGTCAGACATCAGTAGCCCTCCTGTTCTCTCAGTAGTTGTCGCACTTCCTTGTGCTCTTCTATGAGTTCACGCAATTCGCCCTTGGCGTCCGACATCTGTTCACGGAGGTCAGCGTAGCGTGCGGCAAGGTCTTCAACAAGCCTTCGCTTGGTCTTGACTTTCATCGAGAGGGCGTACTCTTGCGTACGCAGGTCACCTTTCTTTCCCATACCCGAGGGTATGTTTCCATTCGACCTTAAGATGCTCGGTTGTACTCCGAAAGCCGCTTCTGCCCCTCGGGAATCAGACCCCAAGAGATGAGGTCAGTCTGCTTCGTCCCTTCGAGGGTCTTATCGAAAACCTCCAAAATGGAAAGGGACGTGTTGTTTTCAGCGAGGTATTCCGTGATGCCAGACATGTTGATTCACCGGGATTCTCACCATGAGCGTCGGGCACATAACGGTTGCCTTGGTGGATGAAGGGCAAGGTCCAACGAGACATGTGTCCTGAAGGCAAAATCGGCAAAACGGCGACACCCTACGGTAGTGATGTAGATGACAAAACACCTGTGCAGGAAAAAGCGTGTCCGCTGCGACACGTTTTCTCTCCGAAAAGAGAAGTGAAGATGAAACGAAGACTGAATAATCGTCAATCAGTCGGTGCATACCAGAAAATCAGGGGCCGGAAGGAATACCTGCACCCCTGAGTACGTTTCGTGCACAATGGAAATCGTGTCCAGTTGGCCTTTCATGTAAATCATTTTCAGCAAGACTTCAGGGTGACCCATGACGCTAAGGTACTCGAAGCGGAACTTGTCCTCTTCCACTATGCGAAGTTCCTTCGCCACGAACGACGCCTCTTTCCTACCGGCAAGAGCAAGAGCGAGGTCACTTACCTCTCTGATTGCTTTTGCGATTGAAGACTCCTCATCATCCTCAATGTCCCAAGAGGGAACGGAGTCGTCCCAATCTTCCAAGTCTTCCATGATGACTCTTCACCACCACGGCTCATAAATTGCGTCACGCCGAGAAGATGTCGATAGGGTCACGTGAGCGACGGCGGTTGCCCGGGAGGCGCTTACGCGAGTTCCAGATGAGGTAGCCGAGAATAGCCGCCCCGGCCACCATTCCTCCTCCTCCGATAGCCGCGCCACGCGCATAGCCCCTCCAGTTTGGTTCTCCTGCTTCTTGGATGAAGGAGTCCATGTTGGACGTGAGGTAGCCGCGCTGCCGACGGAGGGCGCTGATAGCCTCCCTGACCTGCATAGCGCGTCCACGGAGGCCGGGAGTGCTGTTCGTCCCATAGAGGAAGCCCCTGAGCGTCTCACGGTCCTGCGCGGTCGTGTCGCCGCTCAACTGTGCTTCAACCTCCGCGATTTGCTGGTTGTAGGCGTAAAGGGTCTTTTCGAGGGTCTCCAACGCTTCGGTGATTTCGGCGAGTTGTCGGAGGTCCTCCTTGTATTTCACCCCGAGAGCATCTTCGGAGAGCGACAGTTGTCCGGTTGATTCCCTAAAGGGCGGGACACGTGGACCGTGCTTGTTGAGGAAGCGGCGCTTGTATTCCTCGGCGTTGCCTCCTTTCTCAATGACTTCGATGTAGAGGTCCTTGTCGGTAGCATTCTCAGCCCCACCAGACCAAAGGTCAGACGTGTCGTTGAGTGGTGCTGCGTCCGTGGGCCACTTCAGCGAGGCTGGGACGTTGGTGATGTCGATGTTGCGCGACGCTTCAACACCTGTCTGGTAGGCTTGCATATCAACGGTCGAGTCAAACGAAATCGCACCGAAGCCAAAGAAGGGGTCTCGGCGACCCATCTTGTGCCTGAGCCATTCCAACTTGCGGGTAGCGTTCCCCATTTCTTCGAATCGTGCCTTCTGAAGCGACTCCGCCCTCATGTGCCGGAGGTAGGTAGGGGCACCATTGAGTGCGCCAATGTTGTTGCGAAGGTGAATCTGCTTTGCACGAGCCGCGTGAATGCGACCGATTTCGGCATTGAACTGTGCTGGCTTCATCACTTCCACCTCACATCATGTTTGCTCGCGCGTTCTTGTTTCGAGTCATGTATGAAATCAGGAACATGAGAGCCACGGCGCCGACAGTGCCGCCTTGTTTGAGGATTTCTTTTCTGCCCGTTGCGACGTTGAAAACGAAGTAGGAAGAAAGACCCACTCCGCCGGCGAAGGTGCCGTAGTGAACATACGTCCCCAATTTCCGAAGTTGCGGGGAAAGGTTGCTCGCGAGGTTCACGGCCGCGGCGATGTTTTGTGCTTGTCCGAGTACCACCGGGTCTTCCTCCTGTTCTTCTTGGGCTGGTCCGTATGTGGTCTTCGTCACCTTTCGTTCTTTCAAGAGCCGTCCCTGCATTCCCATCACTTCTTCGTGAGCAGGTACACGGTCAGGCCGAATGCTGCCCACTGGCTCGCGTCCTTGAAGTCAAGGCTCAAAACACGCTTGAAGCCCTTCACGATTTGGTCTGAACCGGGCATGCCCATGGCGTAATAGGCTGCCAAGGCCGCCAGAAAGTTCTCTCCCGGCGTATTCGTGGTCAGGCCACCGAGGGGCTTTGATTGAAGCGAGCCGAGAGCGCGTGCGTGCTCGAAATGGACGTTCCGAACCCCGCTCATGTTGTTCCCCCACGTGTTCGCTCGGATTAAGCCTACCGCTTCAACACCCAGTAAAGCATGGAACCGACGGCAAGCGTAGCCCCTGTTGCTTGGGGTAGCGTCATGAGGCTATCTCCGGTCACCGGCTTGTAGGCCGAGGGGACCGGCCTGTAGTTCTCAATTGCTACCGATTGAGCCGAGAACAAGGGGCCTTTGCGTCCGTACTTTCGACCTGAAACACCAACGGCTGCACGGGGTGAACGAATGACCTGTCGGGAAACCCACCGTTGGTGGCGCACAGGGTTTCCTTGGTCGTTGGTGCGAATATCGTGTCCAACGTCCATGCTCTTTGAGATGAACACTTGTGGGGGCATGTTCACGTAAGGACTCAGGAATCTTTGGTAGTACTGCCCGAGTTCTCCGCTTGCATTCGGGACTGTCCTCACCGGGTGAGCGACATACATGAACTGAGGGTAGCCTTCAGTCGGAGGGTGTTCCCTGAAAGGACTGTTCTTCGCCTTGCCTGTTTCGTCAAACGCTTGGAGGCCGAACTGTGGAATATCCAATACCGGTGCTTCGTCCCCAAGGTAGTTCATTGACTTCAGATAGCCAATGATTGAATCCACGTGGGCGAGTGTCTCGACGGATTCCTCATGGATGACGACCTTCGATACCTTCGGAGCACGATTGGCGAGCGTGAGAAGCGAGGTGTCCGCCATGCTCGTCCAGTTGCTACCGCTCACGAAGTCCGTGTAGGAACTACCCTCAACCCATCGCTCAGACATAAGGTAGGCCGCTTCAACGATGAGGGTCGCGTGGCGCCTTGCGAGTCCCCTGTCTCCGAGAAGGAAGCCGCTGAGATTGTTGTTGGCGTAGTGAGACAACTCTCCCGTCCTTGAGCGAGCGAGGAATGCCGTTTGAGGCCACGACCTGTAGGCACCTGAAGAAACAAGCCCGCTATCACTTGCTGCGACACCTGTCCAAATGTCCGCCAATCGCTCAGGCATTTCCTTGAGGAACTTTGCGGCGGCGTCATAGAACGACTTGTCGATACCCACCACCTGAACACGATGCAACTTCGTTCCGCCCATGTCGGGGTCATACGCTTGAGGTGGGTAGTCCCCCCTGAAGTCCATGTCGCCTTCCCAATCCCATTCCGTGCTGACGCGAACGGTGTAGTAGTACTGCGTCGGAGGGGCGTAGACCGGCTCCGGGGCGTCGGGGGTCACGGTGGCTCTTGCGGCTACGGGAGCACGAGGTGCAGGGGCGGGGGGAGGGGGCACGAAGGGGCGCTCACCTCCACGAAGGATGAGGGCAGGGAAGAGGTCTTGGAGAACAACTTGAGCGGTGAGCGGCTCGCTCTCCTTGCCCGAAGCAAGGAACGGCTGCCCGATGCTCGTCATGGCCGAGTTGGCGAGGTTCGCTTGAGCGAGGTAAAACGTGTGGTAGGCATCGGTAGGGCGGTAGTGGTAGCAGAACGCCTTGTTCATGGCGTCAAAGGTGGTTGGGGTTCCGTCCCAGTAGCACGCGAGATGGTAATTGAACCAAGCGTCCATGGAAACATAGACGGTGATTCCTGAACGCTCAACGTACACAGCATTCCCGAGCATTCGCCTAAGCGTGTTCATGTTTTGGGGGACGATGTTCGACGGGACCAAGTTCTCCCCTGACTTCTGGATAACGAATGCCGAGTTCTTGAGGTACTCCAGTTCTGTGTCCTTGGAGATTTCCTCGTACATCTTCTCGACTTCTCGCGTAATGGTGTCGAAACGCTCCCCGAGGGGGACCATTTCACTCGTTCCCCAGTTGCGAGGGTCGGGGTGAGGTGCGTTGATTTTCAGTCTCGCTTCAGGGTGAAGGACGTTCACGATGTCAATTTCCTTTCGCATGTTGGAAATCTGCGTGTCCATGGGAACCTCAAGTCGAAGGAGGGAATACAGATTGTACCACAGGCGGGTGAACATGGATTGCATGAACGCCGTCTTCTTGGGCTTGTACTCGGAGAGGAGTTCGATGAACGCCCCCTTGAGTTCTTCGGGCCATTCGAGCACCGTTCCTGTAGCGGCGGTAAGCGCCGTGAGGTTGTCGGTGGCGGAGGGGCTCTCCACTTGGAGCCTCTCACACAATGCTTCGACGAAGTTTTCCTTCCCGACGTGAGAAAGGAAAGCGGGGAGGAAGTTTGGACCGACTTCTTGTCCATTGAAGGTTCCTTGGAGGGCGAGAACGACGTTGTCCTTCGCCCTTTCCAAGTCCGCAAGTGCGCTCTTTGATTTCTCAAATGCCTTCGTGTACTCACGCTGAGACGCCGTAGGGTTCCGCTTGGGGAATCCCTGCATCTAATCCCCTCAGAAGCCACCTTGCATGCCGGGTTGCGTCATCCCTTGCTGCATGGGTGCTTGCTGGGCAGGTGGAAGTCCGAGAGAACCACGGATGAGGGAGGCGCCGAAGCCGCCAAGGGTCGCGCCCATTCCGGGTCGCTGAGGCTGGCCCATCATCTGCTGCTGCATCATCTGCTGCTGCATCATCTGTTGCTGCTGCATTTGGTTCATCATCATGTTCTGCTGGTGACCACCCATCATTTGCATTGCGTTCATGTCGGCCTGAGAGACCTGCATCTGCATTTGCTGAAGGGGAATGACCTTCGAAATCTGCATGTCGATGTTCTCCTGCGTAATTGAAGCGTAATCCCCGGCTTCCGCATTGACCGAGTATGCTCCACCACGCTCCGTAGCGGAAACAAGGGCTCCGCTCTTGAAGAAGGCATACAACTCCTTCTTCACGATGAGAGAGAGCAGGTTCGCGAACTCGGTCATGAACTGAGGGTATGAGAGCATGAAGAGCGCGACCTGATTCGGATGCGCGGCCATGAGCCTGTAAAGGAGCGCGACTTGGTCCTCGTTGTTCATGCCGTTCGTCATGGCGTCAATCTGTCCCATGGCGGCTTGACCTGCCATAGCCGAAAGACCGGAGGTCTGTGCGGCGTTCGCTACATTTCCGAGCATCTGCTGTTGCCCGTTGGAGAGCCCATTCGGCATGAGCGACTGTTGACTTTGATTGTTCCCGAAAAGACCCATCTTCAGAACCCCCTATTCGACCCACGTTCACCTTCGTCTTGAACATTCCTCATTGGTACGCCTCCTTCATCGCGTCGCTAAAGGCTTCATCAAACATCTTCTCCTCAACTTGTTCTCGGGCATAGAACTCAGCGATTGTTTCCGGATGACCGTAAGGCGTGCCGTCGGTCGCCATGCCCTTGATGTAGTCGTCATAGAAGGTGATTTGTGTTCCACGGTTGCGCCCGAAGGAATCAACGAGCCGGGTCACGGGGATTCCATCCTTGATGGCCTCAAGTACTGCCTCTTCGTACTTCGCCTCAAGCGGAGTCTTCGGCTTGGCGGGTGGCTTCTTGATGGGAATGAACGAAACACCTTTCTTCTTCATCTGCCGGAAGAAGCCACGTTCGTTCTCACGCTCCTCTTGCTCCATCCACTCCATGAGCAACTTGTAGAGTTGCAAGGCTTGAGGGCAGTAGGTTCCAGTCATCATGCGTCCCTTCCCGGGGAGAACACCTGTCCAAGGGGTGAAATGAATGCGTTGCTTGGTGACGGGGTCAATGAGGAACTCTTGGCGTAGGTCGCCATAGTCCTGATTCGTGCAATCCACGCCCGTCACGACACACTGTTGAGGGCGGCTGTTGAACTTGTAGCCAAAGACCCCAGTCCACCTCTTAACGGGCTTCAGCGTCTTTCGCGCAAGACGGATGTTCTCCCTGCGCGCACGCACGGGGTCAGGATGCCTGCTGAAATGGAAATCAATGACCGGAGTCACCGCATCCCAATCCATGCCTCTATTTTGCGGCATGTTGCCGACCAGTTGCTTCATTCGTTCTTCTTGGTAGTTGCTCATAGGTCACTCATCCCTTTCATGATGGCTTCTTCCACGTTCCAACCGACCGTCGCCGACACCGCGTCCACACGTGTTGGAATTCGCATTTCCTGCAACTGGTAAAGGTGTTCCCGAAAAGGAAGGAAGATTGGATGTTCGGAAATGAGGCCGCGCTCCCATTGAGAATAGCCCTCCTCGTCAAGCCAAGTATCAGCCTTGTTCGCAAGGACGATGATTCGATTTGGGCGCCACTTCCTTGCCTTGAAACGGTTGATGAGACCGAGACCTCGCGGCCGCTTCCCCGACGCCAGTGATTCGACGATGTAGCCGAAAGCCAATTGGTTCGACGTATCGTTGGGGTCGAGGAGGTGGCGATGGTCTATCATCACAATGAGGGTCCTAATCCGACGCTGGTACATGTCCCTCAACCACATGGGAAAGTACTCTTGGTGACCGCCGATGTCGCGAGAAATGACCGTCTTCTGAAGACCGTCCGAGCGCACGCGGTGAATGTGCCGCTCCGGCATTTGGTGGTGCTTTGAGAGGAACTTCTTCTTGTGGTGGGTTCGCTCGTTTTCGCCAAGAGGGCGAATCTTCCCCTCGGTCATCAATTGACGGTCAAGGGTTGACTTCCCGGTTTCGCTGAATCCATACACCCCAACATTGTGCGTCACGTACGCCCCAGCGGCGTCGAAGAATCGCCAAAAGCCGTGTGCGACGACAATGGCAGTCGTGGCGAGAGGGTCAACCATTACATCACCCGAGAATCCAACCGATGATACCTGCGCTATCGGTGGTCTTCATGATGACGTAGTCGGTCACGGCCGTGACCAAGACTCCGACACCTGTCGAAATGGCTCCCCAAAACATGTATTTGATTCGGATATACCGCATCGCCCAAGTCTGACCAAGGTGGGTCGTTTTCATCAACGATTCCATTTGAGCGTCTTGCTCGTCATTGAAGATGATGCCCATTCTCTCACCTATGTTGGAAGCAAGCCTCACCTTCGGTCGTCTTCCTCTTGCATGGTTCGCCCTTGGCCGTCATGGCCCCACATCTCACGCTTCGGTTTCGACTCCTTCCGGGGTCAAATCGAGCGAGTTCCTCTCGGATGAGTTGTCGGATTGAGGCTTCGTTGGGATGGGCTGGTTGAGGGTCAACTTCGGACCCACGGGGATGCCCATGACGCGGTGTCGGTCGATTCCGAAGGCCTCGGGAGTCAGGGCTTTCGTTCCCGAGGGTTGTAGTCCCTGTTGAGGCATCACTTGCTGCGCTCCCTGAAGAGCCGTCAATTGGCTCAAGGCTGCTTGGATGCCCTGCAGGTTTCCCGCAAGTGCCTGAGACTCATCGGGGCTGATGACCCCGTCCGCCATCGCCGCTCCAAGGTTGCTCTTGTAAAGCATCATTTGCTGCTGAAGAACCGCTTCCAATTGAGACTTTTCTTGTTCAAACTTGAGCGCGGCCATCCTCCGCCTGTTTGCGTTTCGCATCCGCTTCAGTTGACGACGGTGCTGGTTCGAATCCTCGAAGGCCGCCCGATAGATGAAATAGAACGCCGCCTGCACCGAAAAGCCCGCGAAGCCATAGAAAATGGCGCTCTCATAGGCCGTGTTGAAGTGGCTCCACGTCCAATTCACATAGAGCAGAATACAGAAGGCGAGCAAGACGGACTGAAACAGCATCGTGCCCAGCAGACGCAGTTCGCTTTCGCGCAACTGGTCCCTGTATTCCTGTTCTTCTTCGTTCGTTTCACCCATCAGGGTATTCAGCAGGGGATTGCTCCCAATCATTTCAGGTCCGACAACCAATTTTCGCCACCTCCAGTAGTCCAAGTATTTCGACGCGGTCGGCGGGTTCCTTCGTGAAAAGTTCCACGCCTTCCGGGCCTTCGACAATGAGCAAGAACCTCACCCCTGCTTCACGCAGGGCGATGATTCCTTCTTGAGCCTTCTCGATGTCCATTTCATCACTCCCCGAACTCGTCAGGCTCCTTCGCAATGATGATGTTGTCGATGCGCAGGAGGAGCGAAGCCGTCGCTGTTGCGCTCTCAAGCGCGCTCTTCACCACCTTGAGGGGTTCAACCACGTTCTCTTCCGCCATATCCACCACGCCGCCGGTATAGACGTTCAAACCGGCATTCTTTGCGCCTTCCGCGTGAGCCTTCCTCAGTTCACGGAGCGTCGCAATTGGCTGAAGTTGTCCACTGTTCTCAGCGAGGGTGAGCGGAATGATTTCGAGAGCGTCAGCAAAAGCCTCGACCGCGAGGGATTCAAGGCCGCCCACGCTCGCGGCGTAGGTCCGGAGGTGTTGAGCCATTTCGACTTGAGAAGCACCGCCCCCGGCGAGAACCTTCCCCTCCTTTCGAGCGACGTGCACCACGCCGATAGCGTCGTCCATGGCGCGGCTGATTTCCTCGGCAGTCTGCTGGGTAGGGGCACTGACGACGAGAGAAACCGCATTGGCGTTAGGGGTGTCCTTGAGAATGAAGAAGCCACGCTGACCTGCGCTGGCACTCACTTCCTCAATGCTTCCACACGTGCCGAGGTCTTCGACCTCAAGGTCTTCGAGACCGGAAACGATGAGAGCACCCGTAGCGTCGGCCACAGCCTCAAGATTGGAAGCAGCGCAGCGACGGCACGCAATGATGCCGTGGCGCGCGAACAGTTCCGCAAGGGCTGGGTTGATGTCCTTTGACGCAAGAACCACGCTTGCTCCGAGGCCGAGAATGTGGTCGGCCATTCCCTGCAAGAGATTGCGCTGGTTCGCACGGAAGGCCTCAGCGTCCTGCGCCGTGTTGAATTGAAGGTTCGTTCCCTTCGCCATTGCCGGAAGGTCGAGAGCACCGTCCACGAGCGCGATGGAGGCATTCTCAATGTCCGAAGGCATGGCGTTGTGCATCTTCACCTGACCGATGACAATTCCGTTCGGAGCGTAAGAGTCCGTGACGGGTGAACCGTAGCGAGGAATGATGTTGATTGAGCCCGGGGAAGCATTCTCCGTCGCCTCCACGCACAGGACTGCGAGATGGTCTTTCGACTCCTCAGCAGACTTCCCCGTCATGGCGGTCTTCGCCACTTCGAGAAGGTAGTCTTCCGCAGGAAGGGTGAGCGTTTCGGCAACCTCCTGACACTTCTTCAAGGCCAGATGGTAGCCGCGAACAATGGTCGTCGGGTGGACCTTCTTCGCGATGAGGTCCTCCGCTTGCTTCAGGAGTTCACCTGTGATGACGATTGCTGACGTCGTTCCGTCGTAGCACTCCTCTTCCTGCGTGCGCGCGACCTCGACCATCATGTGTGCCGTGGCGTGGGTGAAATTGGTTTCCTTGAGAATGGTGGCCCCGTCGTTCGTCACTACCGTACGACCGCTCCGGTCAACGAGCATCTTGTCCATTCCCATAGGGCCGAGGGTCGAACGGACCAATTCGGCGACAAACTTGCCGATTCCGATGTTGACCTCTTGGGCCGTCTGCGTCTTCTGCTGCTTGGCGTCTGTGGCTTGACTCATGTCTCTCAGAAGGGTCCCCTATGCGAAGTGGGGATAAAAGGCACGGTCAAACGGCAATCCAATGAACCGTCAAAGAACCGGAAGCAGCGCACAAGAAAATACTGGAGCCGCGAGTGATTTCGAGGGTGAGGGAACTGCCAGCAACGAGGGGGAAACCTACGGTCGTGCTCGTCTGAGCATTCCCTACACGGACGGCGGCACCGTTGCCCGAGTCAGCAAAAAGGGTGATGCTACGCTGGGCCACGATGGGGACGATTGGATTATTGGTGCCGCCGGCGAATGCGTCGGAATAGAGGTCGTCAAGGTTCTTCGTCGAGGTGCCTACGGTCAATGAGACGAAGCCGTATTCGGTGGTTCCCACCCTAAAGGTCGGGAAGGACTCCACCCCGGAGTCGACAGTTTGCATCTTCGCGAGGTTGGTGTCGGAATCAACAATGCCCTTGACGGGGAAAGTCGGGGCGCCGATACCGGGAGCCCGAATGTTCAATGAGTCATCGGCCATGTCGTATGCACGCTCCTCATTGACTTGAATGTTGCTGGGGCCATTCTCTTCGTGAACCGTACCCTAACGGGCAAGGTCGAGAACGTAATTGCGAAACAAGCCCGCCGCAGCGAGCCACATGTTGCTCAAGCGGGGTCGACGAGTCCGCCCTGCGTAGCACTCAGGGACTTCACGATGTCGGCGAGGATGTCGAGGCGCTCCTCGAGTTCGTAGTTGCTGACCTGCTGACTGAGCGTGAAGTTCAGATTCTTGTACTGCAGTCCCACGCTGATTGTCGTTTCCTTGATTTCTTTTGCCATCCGTCATTCCTCCGGTTTGTTTTCGTTTTTCTTGAACCGTGGGAGGCGTTCTTCTTCTTTGGTGGGCACATAGGTGAACGTGCTTTCCTCGGATTGGGATTCCTCACTACCCGGTTCAGGTTGATGCACACGCCTCTTGGATTTATACCTTTTGTCTTGAAGACGGGATTCCTTCGTGTACTTTTCGTCATGCGCGCGAAGCCCGACGGCTTGCTCGTTGGAGAAGCGAACCTTCCTTTTGGTCTCCTTGGTTTGGTCCATTGGGCGGTCGAAGCCCATAACCTCGTCCCAAGGGTTGCCGAGACACGGGTTCGTCGCGGCGGTGTGACTCCATTCACAGGACATACACTTGACGACTACGACGTGCGTCCACGGCTGCGTGTCCCCACGCTGAGAAGTGCGAGCGATTTCGACTGCTCCTACTTCGTGAAACATGCGAATGTCGACGTGGCCGCACTTGGGGCAAAACATCGGCTGCTTTCGGGCAGCATCGTCGAACAGTTGCTCGCCTTCCGGGTTGATTTTCTTTGCAGCGATGTCGGCGCAAATGGGGCACCGCTTCTTCACTTCCCATTCATTTGCTCGGATTCTTTCGTCTTGCGCCATTCATTCACCCCACAAGGTCTTCGCCATCAGGCATCATCACTCAAGGCGCCGGAGTCAACGTATGCGTCCGCCATCGAACTCATCATGACCTCAAGCCATGCCGACATTGCGAGGTAGGCGAGCGTCTTCGTGTTCCCACTGAACGAGAATGCGACTCCCCCTTCACCACCCATCGCGATGAGCACGTCTTCGACGCCTTCGGCTTGGAGCCGTGCTCGGCAATCGTCAATGATAGCCATAGCCTGCTCATTCGACATTCGTCATGGCCTCCTTGAGCGCGGTGCGGACAGACCTCACGGACGACACGTGTTCGGCGTCGCATTCCCGGCTGAAGTCATGGTACTTCCACCTACGCAAGAAGACCTTGATGTTCGGCACGTGTTCCAATGGGTTCGCCACCCATTCCTCGACGTTCTTCTTGAGGTGCTCCACTTGGCTTTCCCTGAAGGAACACCAACACCGATGACACATCACCGTAGGACGCTCAAGAAGCGCGTAGCGCAGTTCGATTTCCTCCTCACCGGTCTCTTCCTCGAACTCCTCGATGTATTCCTCGACCTCGTGCTCCTCGACGATTTCGTACTCTTCATACTTCGCCGGTTCAAGCACGTGAGAGCGTGTTCCAACGCCACATCCTTTGCAGTTGCCGTATGGGCCACGGATATGCTCACGGGTGACGACCTTCATCACCCACTCCCCTCGGCGGAGCGGACTTAAATGCTCTTCATCCCAATGTAGGCGATTGCGAATCCACCGGGAGTCGCGACTTTCGGGTCAAGGTTCAACAGTTCAACACCTATCCAACTCATCGCCGACCCTACGCCAACGAGCGCGATAGCGCCAACCGCTTGCTGCATCCACCAATCGGAGTCCCGCCCTGCGAGGCCCGAAAGTCCGTAAAACGACCCTGCGCTCTTGTCCACGCCCATATAGAGCCCATTCCTTCGCTTCGATAGCGGGGCGGCGCTCTTCTCATACGCGGGGTTGAGGGCGAGGTTTGTGAAGTCGTTGGCCCACGTCCTCGCCATGGGGTCGTGCGCGTGCGGGTGATAGCGCGTCGTCTTGCGGTGCATGTCGTCGTGTCCCATCATTTCACACCCGTTTGTATCGCCCGTCAATGAACGGCCTCTCTTCGATGGGGACTCCTTCGAAGGGGAACGAATCATAGTTCGGGTCCAGCAAGAATGTCGTCATAATGGTCGTTTTCCCCGATTTCACCCGCTTCTGAAGCGAGCGCATGGTGGAAATGAGAGAACGGTAGGTTTTGAGAGGCGGTGCGCTCCCGCTCTTCATCTTGACGCCGTCTACTTTCAAGTCCTGACAGGAAAGGGAGAAGAAACGAGAATGAGAAAAGTCGTCCGCATTCAGGTAGTCAAACTTTTTTGACTTGTAAGCCCCGCTCAACGGGGACCATCCCTTCGGCACGCGAAGGAGGGAAGTTCGAGGCTTGTCGAGTTCTTTCATGACCTTGACGGAGGGGGTCCCAAGCGCCAAGAGGGCGAATGCCTCAATCGAACGAAGCACTTTGGCTCCTTCCACGTCATCCCAAATCCCACCAGCAACCCTGCTGCTTTCCATGAACTCGATGTACCTGCACGGATGGTAAAGGTAAGCAGATACGCCGACAGGGTAGAAGTCCGGGGTAGGAGCAACGTCCCACCAAGGGCCATCAGTCAGCGCTTGGTTGACGACAAGGGGTGGATGGTGGTTGTCTCCCAAGTCTACATCAATTTGGCGAAACATGACGGCTTTCGGGAAAGTGTTGCCAGCCCCAAGAAGACGTGTCTTTTCATCGTCAAACTTGAATTCCAATAATGGTTTTTCCCCGCTGAGTGTTTTTATCGCTCTCTCGTGGTCGGGAAAAACCCTCGAAGATGGGGCCTCGTGAATCGAAATGGTGAGCCCCGTGTCCATGCCCATCGAATCACTCACCGGGTTTGGCTCTCAGCCCAAATCATTCCGGTGTTTGCGACGGTGTAGCCGAGGAAGGCGGTCCCAAGTCCCTTCCGGTTCTCACGGAAATGGAACATGGCGATACCGAGGTAAGCCACCGTCACGCCGAGCGTGAGCCATTGAGACTTGCTCATCGCCATTCAAGACACCACCATGTCGTCGGCCATTTCGGGAATGAGGCCCGAGGTCATGTAGAAGTCGTGCACGTCCTTACTTGGAGCGGCTTCACGCTTCGCACCGAAGGTCTGCTTTCCGTTGAAGTTGGTTGGTGCGCTACCGAGCCCGACGCCTTGAGAAAGACGGCGGCGGAGAGAAGGTGGGGTCTGCTTCACCCTTCCGAACATCTTCGGCTGCCCACCGTGTTCCTCCATATACGTCGGCGCGGTCATCCTCGGCATCATACCGTGAGAGGCGGACGTTGAGGTCGTGGTGGACGTGGAAGCACCAAGTTGTGTCAGGCGCTCGGCCTGACTGGCGTGCATTTTCGAAGCGGCCTTCAGTTCAGTCTGGATTTTCTCCAATTTCTCTTGTTGTTCATCCGTGATGTGACCGAGGCCTTCCCAAGTGGACGCATAGGGAGAACTTCCCTCGGGGGAGGTGAACGCTTGATACAGACGGTTGAACGAATACGCCATGCTCAGGGCGCCGAATGCACTCACAATGGGGTGCAGGTCAATGAACTTCGAAACTTCGGCTCTCGACGGTAGTACTCCCATTTTTTCACGCTCGCTGGTAATGATACAGGCCCGTTCCGGCGCCTCCGATGACGACTCCCCCTACCGCTCCTGCGATAGCAGCCTTCCCGATGTTGCTTCGGTTCACTTTGTACTTCAAGGTGTCCGCGAAGGCGAAATAGAGCACGGCCGTAGCAGCGCCCCCGATAAGAGCCGTGGACATGACGTGCTTCTTCGTGATAGGCTCAAGGACCGCACCGAGGTCGCGGTAGGCCATGTAGTCGTGAACCGCATTGAGGCGGTCGTCTGCCGTCGCCATGTAGGTTCGTGCCCACTCGTCCACATTCGTTTGAGGGCCAATCATCTTCTGCAATTCAGAAGCATTGGCGTCAAGCGAACGAAGGTGAGAACGAACCATGTAGTTCGAATGACGACTCACCGTCGCTCCCCCCACAACTTCTGAACACCTGACAGACCGGCGAAGACCGAGTTGCCCGTGTGAAGGTCCACGAGGGACTGTGAGGCGTTCTGTCCGATAGGTGCTTGGTGTGGGGCGAAACGGTGTGTCGACGCGCTGGCTTCAGGCGAAGGGAGAGAAGGCGTCAAATGACGAGTGTCCCGATACAACGGGTCGCCAGCCTGAACGCCCACGGAACGGCCACCGGGGCCGTGAGAACCCTGACCGTTCATGTGGTTCGTGTCCCGGTAGAGGTCGCCCTTGTAGATGCCTTGGTCAGGACCCGGAGCATAGGGGCGAACGCTACCGAGGCGATAGTCGCCATATCGAGTCTGACGGTAGGTCTTTCCGATGACGGAAGAAGGGAGTTCGAAAAGCACCGCCCAGCCGAAAAGAGCAAACAGGATAGGATGTCGGTCAGCCACACTCAGAATAGGATGCTTGAACTTCGCCATTGTATCACCCGTCGTAGGAAACGCGCTTCAAGCGCCGGACTTCTGCTGAATGAACGAGAACGTGAGGGTTGGTGTCAGCCTGAGAGGTGACGACGCCGAAAGCACCGTTTTGACTCGCCCCGCTGCCGGGGCCAGAGGGGTCATAGGTGCGGACGCGGATAGGAGGGGGTGCATACTGAAGACCGGGGGAAACCTCCACCCGAAGACAGTTCGCGTAAGCGGAGCCACCATTTGTCGCGAACTTGGTCGGTAGGTTCACACTGTCAGTGACGCCTTGAATGGCGCCCGGGAAATACAGGTTCCTTCCGTCCTTGAGCCACATGCGCGCACCCGAGACGTATGTCCCAGCCGAAAGCGTAGCGCCTGCAAAGTCGGCGAAATAGATGTATTGGGACGTCCGAGAGGGCCACGTCCTTGCGTCGTCGTCGTTTCCTTGGACTCGAAGGACCGGGTCCACAAAAACGTGCATGGTGTTCGTCATGGCGGTCGTCGGGGCGGCGGCAACAGGGACGGGTTCTCCGAAAGAAAAGGTCGGCTTCCCGGCAATCCCCACATAGGGATGATATGCGCCGGGCGCAAGAGTAAGGCCGTTAGGCGTCATGAACGTCTTGTTCGGGACACCGGGCGTGTTATAGAAGTCAGGGGAATGGACGATACCGTAGGCGTTGTTCAGGAGGCTCGTTTCGGAGCCAAAAACATCATTGTGTGGAATCACGGCACCGCCGCTGAATCCAAGATTCTTTGGAGTGGCGAGGCCAGAACGTGAGGTGTACCCTCCAGCGCGGTCGGCATCGAGGGGTTGACCGAAAACTTCCGTGGAGGGACGAATCCTGTTCCGGAGCACTACGCGAACGCGGCCGTCGAAATCTTCGGGGAGGTCAGGGTTGTACAGCAAAGTGTAGCCGGCACCGGGGGAACCACCGTCAATCGCTTGGAAATTCGAAAGCAGGCGCCCCGTTTCGGGTTGGGAGAGCAGTTCAGCCGCGCTCGTGTTTTCATTCCGCCAGTCGTCGAGTTCCACATAGACCTCAAGGTAGGGGTTATCCGAAACCACACGGATTTCGTACAGGTCGCCGCGCTCCTTCGAATCGAGGAGGACGTATTCTCCACCCGAGTCAAGAATGAGGTTCCGGATTGACTCCCGAACCATTCGACGGTCAACGCGGCCTTTCTGCGTGACGTAAGGGGCATTATCCGCGACATTCGCGGCGATGATGCTTTCTTCAGACACGCTGAATCACCCCCCTCACTTCGGGAAGTACTCAGCGAGCAGACTCCCCGTAGTCGGAATACCGGCCGGATTGATGATTTTGAACGTGAGGCGTCCACCCGTGCGGGCTTTGATTTCAGCGAGTTGGTTCATGCTGAGTTCCACCACGCGGTATTTCCAGCCGATGAGGCGAAGGCGACCGTCCACGATGTATTCTTCCGAGTCGTTGACCATCCTGAACGTAGGCAGGTTGTTCTCGCCGTGCTCAATCCAGATGGAGTATTCCCAGTTCGGGTCGTCACAGGAGGAAATCTGCCCGTCAATGAATCCAGAGAGGCCGAAGAGAGAGGACGTTCCGACCGAACCTGATTCCGTCTCAGGCGCTTCGTCGAGCACGAACTTGGGTACCCCCGACGGATGGCGCAGGTACATTTTGGGAGAGACGAGACCGGTGGCGGTCCCGCGGAAGCCGAGGGGGATAGACTGGTCCGCGTCTTCGTCGGAAGGGGGGAGGCCGGGGTCGGTGGCCGAACTCGCGACGAGGTATTCGCCGTTCGTGGTGTCCACGAACTTTGGCTGCTGAGGGATGGTCGGGCACAATTGGTAGAGGTGACCGAAGTAGGGTTCGAGGTCGTCGAACTTGATATGGCCCGAGTCGTAGTTGGGGGAAAGCACCGTCGAGGTGACGCTACCCGTAGATGGGGAACCGTTGGGGAACATTGCCGCCGTAATCGAATTCTGTCCGTAGCGAATAAGCGCCGCGTCGGTGATTTGGTTTGACCCCACCGTCACACTGTGCGTGTCCGTGAAGAAGAGGTCCACCGTAAGTGCCTCCACGCTCTCAACGAGAACGAAGCGGTCTCGAATCTTGCACAGGAAACCGGGTTTCAGTGCAATTCCTTCGCCGCTGCTGCCATGTCCTTGTCCAAACGGGGCGCCGAAGACGCTGCCCGCGCGGATTCCTTGATTTCCATTCGCCATGTTCTATTCCACCATTTTCTTTCTGTGAGGTGCGGCCGTCAGGCCTTGTGTTGGGGCACGTGCCTCGCCGGTATAAGCCTACCGAGCGACGAATGCCGAGGTTTCAACGTACAAAAAAGTGCCCCCGCCCGGAGCGGTTCCGGACGAGGGCGGTTCCCATCCCCCGGGCGTCCCCGGGGGTGGGGTCTGACTACCCACGTCACCGTGGGTGACTACTCAGTCAGACTGAGCAGGTTCTTTGAGCGGTGTGCGTTGCACGCTTCAAGCGACGCGGCAGAGCGACACGACGCTGATGATACCGGCGTTGTTCGCCAGTTCGTCGTCGATGTCGTCCCAAGCGTAGTTGGTCGAAGCGCCCGCGGTTCCGTCGTTGAGTTGACCGATGGTGATGTCACCACTGTTCAACGTGTTGAGGTCACCCGCAGCGAAGTTGACGCCCGTGCCGGCGAAGCCGGCGGTGAGGGCCTCGCCCACTCCGGACAGGTCGAGCACACCGACGCCGCCGCCGGGGGCACCGGCGGTTGCCATCGTTGCGTTGACCTGCGAGTTCTCAAACGACATCTCCATTGCGCGCGAGTACACGTTGTTCCCATCTGGACCTTGCACGACGCCGGCGTTGGGGCCGACGGCGAAGGTGTTGGGCGCGGCTTCTGCCAGCACATACGGGGCCAGCAGCGTGGCTGCGGGGCTCGCACCGTCCATGGTGGTCATTTCAATTGCGCCGACGCTCAAGATGGCTTCGACGTTGAACTTCCCGCCCGCGAAGCCGACCACGGTCCCGAGGGCCGTGGACGCCTGCTGGGGCAGGACGCTGCCGGACGCGACAGGCACCTCGCGGATGTCACGGACGAGTCCGTGGTTGTCCGCTGCGGTGAAGGTCGTGCTCGTGCCGCTCACGTCGCGTGCACCTTGGAAGATGCTCGCGGCGCTCCACGCCACGTCTTCAATGTCCGCGTCTGTGTCGTCTGTGCAGTAGATGAGGTCGGGCTTCAGCATGGCTGGCAGGCCTTGTCGGGCCAGTTCCAGCACGTTCTTCGCACCGTTCTCAGTCACGTTGTTGGTTGTCGCTTCGATGACCAGCAGGTTGGTTCGCACCACCTGCAATTGGGCACCGTAAGCGACGTCAAGTCCTCCGATTGCTCCCATGTTCTTGTCCTCCTTGTTCCTCCGAAGACAGCCTCACGAGAGTTCGCCAATGGACTGGCGCTGCTGAATCAATTCATGATGTTGACCGACAACGCATCCGATGACGCGCCACTTCTCGGCACCCGCGATGGTGGAGTTGCCGTAGGTGGCGGCGCCGCCGACGACGCGGTGGGCGCACACGATGGTCTTCTCGGGCTCGACGACGATGGGCTCTTCATACCAGACGAAGGGCTCTTCGAGGACCTCGAAAATCTGCTGGTCGACCACGGGGGTCTCGATACCGGAGATGCGCCACTGGTGCTCGGTCACAAGCAGGGGGGTCACGGGGTACTGGATGCCCATGAGGACGTAGTAGAACTCTTCCAGAGTTTTGAAGTCGAGAACGCGCTGCGCCCAGCCGAAGCCGTCGACGGTCACGCTGTTGGGGGCACCGGTGCTGCCCGAAGAGGGCACCAACCACTGGCCGAAGGTCCCAAGCACGGAAAATTGGTCTGCGCGGAGCACACCCTTTCCGTATTCGCCCTTGGGCCAAACGCCCTTGTTCTCAAAGCCCCAGTGGGGGTAGTTCGCCTTGACCTTCTGGTCGATTCGTGCAAGGTAGTCGCTGATGACGGCCGTGGGGCGGTCATAGTACGGTCGTAGTTCCATTCAATTCACTTCCTGTTTTGTTTTTTTAGTGCCCATTGTGTTGCGGGCATTTCGCGGTAGCGACACACCCTATATGAAGAGCCGCAGGAATTCGTTAAACATCTGTTCACGGGTGCGAACGTCTATATTCACGATGAAGCGTCCGCGCTTCAATGGGAGAGGATTCCGAGCCGCGAAAGACCCGAACAATCGGGGTCCGCGTGGACGAACACCTGTTCCAACTTCTCCTACGGGAAGCAAGCGCCCGGGGGGAAACCGTAGCCAACTACGTTCGCTCTTCAGCGAAAATGCGCGCTACCGGTCGCCTTATCGAAACCGAGCGAAAGAAATTCAACGAGTATTGACCTTTGTGGGAGGAAGGTCTCGATGCAGCACACCCCCGTACATATGGTTCTCCTTCGTGGCGGCGTTCACACTGAAGTCACGTTCACCACAAGAGAGGGCTGGCCCGTCACCGTGGAAGCATTGTGCGACACGGGTGCTTCTTCTTCGTCAATTGATTCCCGTCTTGCAGATTTCATCGGAGTGGAGTACACAGGCACCGTCGTCAACGTCCGCAACGCAAACGGAAAGAAGAAGCGAAAGGTCTGCCTTGCGACCTTTGATTGCGAAGCCGGAGTGTTCGAAGGGCGATTCACCGTCAGCGACAGGAGCAAACTGAGTAATCCGGTCATCATCGGGAGAGACATCTTGTTCTACAAGGAAGAACGGTAGCCTCAGTAGGTCAGCGAGAAAATCGGGAACGTGTTGGGGGTTGGGGCCGGGGCGTCCCTACCTTCCAATACAACAGGTGGTGAAGGCGAACCCGAGATGCCCTGTGTCCCGCCGAAGACCGTAGTGACGTAAATGGTGCGCCCATCGGCGGACCAATCGAAGCCACCAATGCTCTCAGCCACACCTGCGGGAGAGTACACCGGGCCGAGAATCCTTTCCCCGATGTAGGTGCTGAGGTCGAGCGTGTAGGTTGGGCTTGCCCCCATAGTGCTAACGTCGTAGGGAGTGGAGAGGGCGTACTCTCGAATGGCTTTGTTCTGTGAGACGAAAATCTTGGTGCCGTCGTCATTGAATTTCACGCCCGTGATGTTCCCGTTCGTGTTGGCATCGCTGATGTTCTTTGTAGCAATTGAGGTCACGGAAGACAGGCTGTGCGCAGTGTTGCAGGTGTAGGAACGAATCCGATTGTTCGTGGAAGAGGTAGCCGTCGCCATCACGGCCTTCGTTCCGTCACTATTCCAAGCCACGGCCTGAATACCTGCCCCAAGTGGGCTGGAGATGTTCCCCCGAGAGGTGAGCGTGCTGGTGATGTCTTCAGCGGTCGCATAGCCACCCGCGCGGGCACGCTGGTCAACCCAACCACCACCGATGATGTACTCTCCGGTCTTGTCGATGTGAATGTCGCGAATCTGATTGAAACCGAGGCCGGAAATGTCGTCCACTTGAAGAACTACGCCGTCGTTGTTGTTGATTGCGAGTTTCCGAATCTGTTCGGTCCCCGAATCGTACGTTCCACCACTACCTGTGTTGGAAATGTAAAAGTTCGCGGCGGTGACGCCAATACCCGTAATGATGTTCGTTCCGCCCGGAGCGTCCTGCGTCATGTTGTAATTGATGCCCACAGGGGAAACACCGTCGAACTGGGAGAGGTCGAATGGTGAAGCCGAGTTCGCCTTCTGTTCAGCACACGAACCGGCAATCGCGTTGTACATCAGTCATCACCCGAGGACGACCCAGTTGTTGGAACCAATGGCGATAGCAGTTGCCCCGTTGTAGGTGCCGAGGGTGAAATCCGAGGCCGCCCCGTTGATGTTGTTTCCGTTGCGCCCAATGGTGATGTCGCCGCTGGTGACGTTCAACACAGTGTAGTGCTCCCCCGCGGTTGAAGTGGAAGGAAGATTCACAGTCCCCGAGGACCCCGAATAGATGAGGTATCTTCCCGCGTGAGTTGCTTCAACCAAGGCGAGTGGGTCCGTCGAAGAGGAAACCGTAGGGAGGCGACGCGCGACGAAGGATTTCCCAGCGGCAACAGTGACGTCACCCGTAAGGTCAAGCGTGGATTCATCTTGAACAGCCGTCACGATGTCTGCGTTCTCAAGGTTGAGAAGCGTCTTGACCTCGGCTTCTGTGATTCCGCTTTGGAGGGCAGGCGTACCACTGCTGTCGACCAGCGCTGGTGTATCGCCGCTGCCGCTACCTGAAGGCGGATTGAACCGAGGCATGTCATCACCATGGAACTTGTCGTCATAAGGCCTCCGCCGAGGCCCCGCGGTAGCGGACGTAGCATGACGCCACCGAGGGGTCCGGGGTCAGCCCCGCCGAGGCGGGGTGAGGCCTTGGTCGGACTCAGAATCGCTTGCTGGCACCGACGCCGAGCGTCGCCGCTGCTCCGAGGAGGAGGGCGAGGTGACCGACGTCAAGACCGGCGACGACCTGCGTGTTCAAGGTCTTGGCCAGCGGGTTGCCCCGAGCGGGGAAACCGATAGCACCCGACAAACCGAGCAGCAAGAGTGCATGCCCGTAGTCGAAACCGAACGCGAAGTCCTTGTTGAGGCTCTTCATGAGATTGCCGTATGCGCCCAAGAAACCACCTCAGAAGAGGTTGATGTCCTTGCCGCCGAGACCGAACATCTCGCCGTGGGCACCTGCGTGCATTCCTGCGTGCATTCCAGCGTGCATACCGTCGTGGTAGCCGTGGGTCATGCCGAACATTGGCTCATCAATCACCGAAGGCGAGTTGCCGAGGAGACCGAAGCCAGCGATGCCGTTGACCGCGGTGAGACCGCCGCCCGAGACCGAGATGCTCGGGAGGAAGTTCAGACCGGCCGCACGGCCGAGTTGGAGAGCCGCGGGGAGCATGGCCGCGATGGTGAAGGCACCAGCGGTGGCGTTGCTCACGTTGAGGAACTGCTTCAGCGCGTAGCCAGCGAAGCCGGCCACGGCGATGCTGCTGACCGCACTGCGCATTGGGGTCGCGGTGAGTCCGATGTCCAAACCGACCTTGCTCAGGGCGGCTTCGACGTAGGCGGGCAGCGACGCGGAGAGGTAGAGACCGGAGCCGAGGGCGACCATGGTCTCGAACTTCATGATGTGCGAGCGGGTCCAGTTCAGGCCCTTGCTGAAGAAGCCAGTCATCTTCGAGCGCGTGGTGCGGCGGCGAGAGACGGTGCGGCGCGAAGCGGTGCGGCGGCGAGCAGGGGACTTGCGGCGGCGGCGCGTAGTCTTGCGGCGAGCAGGGGACTTGCGGCGGCGCGTGGTCTTCTTGCGGCGCGTCGTCTTGCGGCGAGCAGGAGACTTGCGGCGGCGCGTCGTCTTGCGACGAGCAGGTGCCTTGCGGCGACGGGTCGTCGTCTTGCGACGGGTCGTCTTGCGACGAGCGGGCGCCTTGCGGCGACGGGTCGTCGTCTTGCGACGCTTAGAGGTCGCCTTGCGCTTCGTCGTCTTGCGACGGGCGGGCGCCTTGCGGCGTCGGGTGGTCGTTTTGCGCCGCGTGGTGCGGCGCGCCGGCGCCTTGCGGCGCGCGGTCGTGCTACGTCGGGAGACCTTTCGTCGGGCCATGTTCTTCACTTTCCTTTTTGTTGTAGTACGCCTCTTCGAGCCCACGGGGTTCACGATTACGAGTTCCTCGAGAGCCATCAGAGACGCCTGAATGCCCTTCACCGACTTCCCGTATATGAAGAAAATGAGGTCCTATGTTGCGCTATATGATACGCATACCTCAAATCAAGGGTCCGGTATTCGGAAATCGAGACTGAAGGAACCTTCATACCCGCGTCGTCCGTGCCTTCGGACGGATGTCCAATCGTCACGCCGTCCGGGCTCGTAAAATCCCGGTCAGTGTGACTCTTTCACCCGACGACTATGACTTTCTCGAAATGCTCGTCAACACGAGGCGTGTAGCAACAAGAACTCACGCTATCGAGCGTGCTGTTCAGTTGCTCAGGGAAGAGTTCCAGATGATGCAGTCATTGATGGCCCAACAGAGAGGAATGACCGGAGTCCCTCCACAAGCGCAGCAGCAACCGCCGAATACGCATCGTCGTCCTCCTCATTGACCTCGATGAGAAGTGAGGGCGTATCGAAAAGGATGCTCGCCACGTTCGTCAGGTAGTTCTCAAACCCCGCGGCTTCGGTGAAATTGGAAATGCCGTCTTCTTCGAACTGCTCCGTCATAGAAGCGAGCAGTTGTGGCTCCGTCACGGCGGGAATCGCGAACATCACGACCGTTGATTGCCCCCATTCTTCGAGGTTATACCCATGCACAGTTTCTCCTTCCACGAATGGGAAGGAATGAATGTCCAAGTGCACGTTTGCTTTGGGGAGCAATTCGAAGAACTTCTTTGTGAAGGTAGTGTCGTTCGGGCGGTTAAGGTCGATGACCTCGCGGGGGATTTCCCCGACGAGACTTTCGAACTCAAGACCTTCTTCCGTGAGCGCCCTCTCAAGAATCGGGCGGATGATGGTTGAGCCGAAGTCATACTGTCCGCTTGGCGCGGCGTGGGGGAAGGTCAGGAGAATCATCTGTTCAGCCGCAGACGCTTGACCGATTTTACGCTACCGCCAGCGTTCCTTGGTTTCTCGTCACCAATCGGCCGACACTTGTTCCATGTTCCTGTCCCGTGCGTACTGTAGTACCAGTACTTGTATTCGGGGCTCGCGAAGAAGGGAACGTGTTCAACGTAGTGTTCGAGGTTGCGGCTCTTGAGGTAGTCGGGGCGGTCGTCAATCCTGAACACTACCTTGTTCTCGGATTGGCTCCATACCGTTTCCGACATCAACTGAAGACGTTGAGTCATTCCGATACCGACGATTCCCTTTCCGGCGCCGACGAGCCACAGTTGCTCGATGCCGTCGTTGGTCCCCTTTCGGACGAAGGTCTGGATTTCGTCAATGGCGATGATTCGACGAATCCGCTTGAAACCCGGCTTATTGGAAACCATGAACACACGTTCGATGACCTTATTCAGCGCCGCTACTCTCTCTTCCTTTCCTACGGGTGGGTGGAAGACAATGGAAGGTGTCTTGGAAAGGAGAGCGGCATAGACCTCCATTGGAGTCTTGCACACACGTCCGAGGTCCGTGATTTCTGCCTTGGGGTCCACAAAGATTGTGTGAAGGCCGTCCTTCTGAAAACGCTTGAACATCTCGGAGACGAAATACGTCTTGCCGCTGCGGGTCATTCCGAGAACTGCGGTATGTCGCTTCTTCATGTTCTCATAGAGCGCGTTTGAGACCATGCTACAACACCAGCACCAACGGCGAGAAGACCAAAGAGACGGCTCGGAGGGACGGCCATAAAGGACTCGGCGTAGGCCGGGAAGTTCTCCTTGAACCGTTGGCGAAGGTTGTTGTTGTCGGTCACCCGAAGCCATGCTACCGGGTTCATGACGTCGGGGTTCACGCCGCCGGTGTGCTTCAAGCCGAGAGCGTGACCGTATTCATGGGCGAGCAGGTCGAGGTTCCCCTTCGCACCGCTTCGCACCGTAATGGTGTTTCCAATGGTGACCCCTTGAGGGAAGTAGCCACGGTTCAAGATGTTGTAAGAGGCACGCGCCATGTCCCCTGCGTACCATTCCTGAATCTCTCCACTCGCGTGAATCGCGTTCACGTATTGCGACCAATGTGCTTCGCTGAGGGTAGCAATCCGGACACCATCCTCGCCTACCGCGATAACGCGGAAAGAAGAGAACGATTCCGGCGTCATGTGTTCACCACTCGAACATGTTGAGGAACTCGTCCTCGTCTTCCTCCACCCAGTCGTGCCTTGAGGAGTTTTCCTTGATGAGACCCGCTTTGACCGCAAGACTGTAGTCGCCCATTTTCTTCCCGTCTTTCATGACGGTGTTTCCGAGCGTGACGAAGGAATAGACGCGGCCGGACGCCCATTGGTGCTGCTGAACACCGGGACGGTGACCGGTGCGCCACGCCGCCAAACCCTTGTCGTACACCTTCTCAAGAATCGCCTTGTCGACACCTGTCGTCTTCGACATGCGGGTGAGGAAGGAGCCCTTCCCCTTCAAGGGACCATACAAGCGAGCGAACTTGGTTCGGTACTTGGAAGGCGTGGTTTTCATTCCCCGCGCCGTAGCCTTGATGTCCGATTTCCAGAATTCGTACGCTTTCGGGTCGTTCACGTCGTACTTGTAGCCTTGGTCAATCTCGTACTCGGCAATCGCCTTCTCGACAGATGTCAGGCCTTTCAGGTACTTGGAAGGAATCTTCTTTCCACCGGGAGTACGGGGGTTCGGGCGAGGAAGATTCGACAGTTGCGTAATCGAAATGGTTTGGGCCGTGAGGGCTGAAGGGTAGGAAACGTCAGAAGGGAACCATGGGTTCGGGCGAGGAAGGTTCTCCTTCATCCAAGCATACGTCTTAGGTGCCTTCTCCTTGAGTTTGGCGCGGCCTTCGCCGATACCGGGGATGAAATAGACGCGGGAATACAGGGGGGCGCGAAGCCTGATTTCATCGAGGTCCTCCTGCATTTTACGGATGTTCTCGGCGTATTCCTTGTCTGTGTAGTACGCTCCGGGCTTCGTGTGCGGCGCTTTCTTGGTTCGGAAACCAATGGTGTTCTTCTCGTCGCGGATTTTCGCTTGACCGCCCTTTCCCTCACGCTTGTCGTTGTCGCCGAAGACGAAGAGGACCTCGGGGTGGTTCCGGACATATGTCGGAGTGATTTTCTTTGGTGGGTTGTCTTTCACTTCGCTTATGTTTTTCGCAGGTATTGTTTCTGGTGTGGTCCATTCCATACCGTTCAATGTGAGGTCAAGTGTTTCGGGAACCGATATTTCAAGTAAGGCAAAATCCTCATGGTTGGGCATCTTGGTTTTCCAAAACAATGCTTCTTCTTTTTTTGAAGCAAGGTAAATTCTTGGTTTGAATGATTGGATGTATTCTTCAAACTTCATGTCCGGCGCTATCAAGTTTTTTTCTTTAGCAAATTCGTACAATTGGCCTTTCAATGCTCTTGTAAGTGGGCCATGTTGTGGAACAAGGCCATTTTTCTTGATGCTTGGTAGGTGTTCTTTCAATGTGAGATGGTACAGTTTTTTCGGCATCGGCAACTCTTCACCTCTTACGCTTTTGGCTGGGTTCTTCTTCGGACCCATCAACACAGGCACTTTGCCGTACTTGCGCTTCTCCGTCATCCCAATCCACGGAACGTCGGGGCACGGAGGCATTCGGGAGATGTCGTGCTTGCGCGCCCAGCGCCACGGGTCGTGTCCCCACACCCACAGGCCGAGGAGGCGCCGTGAGACTTGGTTCTGCGTCTTCTGCTCGCGCACGAGGGGGCCTTTCTGGTCAGCGTTGTAGGGGAACGCGCCGTGGCGCTTCACGAAGCGCACCTGACGCTTGCACCAATCCCAATCGGTTTCTCCGTCGAGTGGGTCATCGGACGGGCCAGTCCATTCCTTCATGGCCTTCTCATAGTAGTTCTCGATGATGCGTGGCCCGATTTTGATGTAGTCCTTCGGGCCGGTCAGGCCGAGTTTGGCGCGCATTTTGAGGATGCGACGGCCGCTCACACGCCCACTCTTGATGCCCTGAGCGTCTGCTTCTTCTTTGGAGAGACCGGCCTTCTTCCCGAGGGGAGAATCAAGGAACGCCTTCAGTTCCTTGTTCTTCATGTTGATGAGATGAACCCACTCCTCGAACCACTCGAAGAGTTCCTTTGGTGGGTTTTCAATTTCCCACGGCTCTTCCCCCGGTTCCCATTCCAAGTGGTTTTCCATCTGGTGTCTTGTCCATACAGGGTACTTCTTCTTTGGTTCCCACACTCGATAGGGCTTTTGAGCCGGGTCAGACCATGGCTTAAGGTTCCCACCACCTGCCGGGGAATAGAAGGAGCGACGGTACTTTTCTCGGGCCTGCTGGTCGAGGAAAAAGAACTCCACCCGTTCGACCTTCAGGTTCACGTCATCATCAGGGTTGAGTTCTGATTCTGTGGGGCCGAAGGAGAAGTTGTTCCGGAGGGTCGAAATCCAATTGATGTCTTGGAAGGGGAGGCGTGCTACGATGAGGACTTGGTTGGCGTGAGGGAAAAACTGCGCGACCGAAGTTCGTGTTTGAACGAACATGTCTGCTTTCTTCTTATCGGTGGTCCATGCACTGCCAAGTCCGTGCGTCTGCCATGACTCTTCGAGTTCTTCGCTCGAAGCGGGAGACCAAATCGCACGGTAGATGGGTATGGAGTCCCTCGAACCATACAGCGATTTCCAATGTTCAAACAAGTGTTCGAGGAACCTTTTGCCGGAAGAGCCGGTGTAGCCCCAGCGGCGGAAGTTCCTCTTCATTTCCTTTTTGTTTTCTCTTTCCACGAAACGCAGCAGACCTTCCAAACCACTTGATGTAAGGACGTCCTTCAATCGGATTCCTTCAGGTGGGTTCCCCATCGGGAGGGCAGAAGAGTCAAGCAAAGCGGAGAACCTTTCGGCTTGAGCATTTGGAACAAGGACATGTGTCCGGTTCTCAACCGGAGAGCGAATCGTCCCTTCAGGGAGGTAGGAGTCGTTGAAGTACGAAGGGATGGCGAAAGCACTGTAGTCGCCACTATCCGCCATGTTGTTGAAGGAAATGATGCGGCGGCGTAGTTCCCTGTAATCCCTTTCAGCATCGGTCTCCGGGGCAAGACCCTGACCAAACGTCGCTTGCCTACCAAGACGTTTAGGCACTTCCTGCACGACTTCAGCGATGGGGACTGCTGGGTTCTCAAGGGGGATTTCGTCAATCCGAGAGAGGAAGTTCTTCCGGTAGTTCCCCGTTTCCATGTCGACGAAGAGGTCGAAGTCTTCCTTCGACGCTCGCGCGATTTGAGCGGGCATCAGGAGGGCGCGCTCCTTCGCTTCCTTCTTGCTCATACCTCCGCGCTCAAGGAGCATGGCTTCGAGAGCCGAAGTGGAACGGTTCTTCGGTCGGAGGTAAATGGAGAACATGTCGGGGAACAGGTCCTTGTACTTCTTCATCCCGCCAATGTTGACGTCGATGACGTTGATTGGGTATTTGAAATCGGCGAATCGGCGGCCATACAGGTGACCGTTCTTCATGCGACGGTATTCGAGGAACTCGTCGTTCTGAATCATTTCCATGAACTTCGCCTTCGACACGAAGTGCTTGTCCACTCCGTCGCGCTCCTTCGGTCGTGGTGGCCGTGTCGTGTAGGCGAGGACCTCGCCCACTCCGGGGAACTTCTTCTTGAGTAGGCGAATCGAAGTGGACTTCCCCACGCCTGCTGGCCCGGAAATGCTGATGAGGCGAACGCGCGAAGCCTTCCTCGGATTGACCGCGACCACGGGCACTGCCGCCTGCTCCGGCTCTTCGAGTTGCACATCCTCGATTTGCTGAAGAGCACGGCCGAGTGTGAGGTAGATGGCGTTCACCGCCTCGCGCCCGAGGTCCATGTTTAGGTTCGGGAAATCCTTCCGGAACGTGAGGTCGAAGTTGCCCGTTCCGTTCGAGGCGCGCACATTGAGGTCATAGCCGTCGGGGATGACGTCTCCGAGTTCGGGGGCGTTGGTCGTGTTGAGAATGAGGTAGCCGTTTCCGCTCGTTTTGTTGGTGGGGTACCAGTAGTCCTTCGACGGGTCCACATTGTGTCGAAGGTATGGCTCGAACGCGGCCTCCATCAAGGCTGCTGAAATGTCTTGGACCCCGTAGTTCCACCTGTATTTGACCGAAGCCACCAAGGGACGCGGGTTCTGCCTCGGCTCGTTGAGGAAGGCCCGCAACTTCTCGACATGCTGCCTCAGATACCAGTTCTTGAAGTCTGCACCGTTCACTTTCCCGTCATAGTGCCCCGCCGACTTGAACTCCTGAGCCATACCCGTCCACATGAACGGGTGGTGCGTGGCGATGTCAGCCATGAGCATGAACAAGGCCGCACCGTAGTATGGGCCGACCTGCGTTCGGAAGAAGTCCTCGGAGATGTTCCTACGCCCGATGTCCGATTCGAGCATCACCGAAACGATGTCGTCGAGGGGCTCGGGAATGTCGAGGTCGCCGGAGATGAAGGAGTCCCACATCATCTGAGCGCCTTTCGAGTGGTGGATTTCGTTTCCGCTATCCTTCTGAATGTTCTTCCCCGCGTCATGATAGAGGGCGAGAATGTAGACCAAGTCAAGCATCGAGTAGTTCGATGCGATGTTCTCGTTTAGGTAGGCACGCACCTTCTTCCGAAGGTCGGAATCGAACCCGATGTCCTCCCACTTGAACATCCGTCCTGAAGGGAATTGCTTCGTTGGCTCAAGGTGGTGACTGAGCCAGAAATAGCAGAACATTGTGTGAGCGTATTCATCTCCGCCATAGTGGACGAAGTCGTAGTCCAAACCCGAGAGTTCCTCCAAGGCCGGGTGATAGAGCCGGGAGGGAGGTTGGATTTTGCTGCTGACCGGACCGGGATTGGCCCGAACTTCGAAAGGGTCCTCGTCCCCCTTCGGGACCTCTTCAGGTGGTGTGTAGTTGGGGTTCACGAACTGCTTGTAGGAAATGGTCGCGATGGAACCGAACTTCTTGTTGAAGAGGTTCACCATGTGTTGCGTGACGGCGTGGCAGAACTCGACGTCGTCCGAGCCCTTGTGCTTTTTTGCCTCCACTTCGCCCGCTTCGAGCATAGCGTCGATATCAGCAATGAACTTCTCCTCGTCAAAGCCGAGGTATTTCTCCACACGGGAGTTCTTCACCTTGAATGTGAAGCGGTCGATACGGTCACGCATGACGGTGTAATGCCGCTTCACACCTGTCGAGAAGGAAGCATCGAGGTACCATTGAATATCGTCGGCTGAAGTGAGCGAAGGCTCGTCCTTCGACGGGTGCGTGTGGTAGAAAGCAACCTCTTCGCCCGGGCGCTTGTTGATTTTGATTTTGGGCATGATGAGCGAGGCTCGGCGATGATAGATGTTCCCGTTCTTCGTGACCCACCCGTAGGATTCTCCGGTGAAGGAAACGAAAGACCACAACTTGTCGAGGAACGCCTTGTCATCGAGTTTGCTGTAGCGGTGCTTGGTGAAGTGCTTCTCCGGCTTGTCGATGACCATGCCGTGCATTTCGGCCTTGAACTCGCTCACCGAAGTCGGGTTCTTCAGCACGCCGTCGAAAGACAGGTGTCCCTTAGCGATAGTGACCATTCCTCCGGGGTTTGAGCGGACGACTGAAACTTCGTCGCACCGGATGAGAACGTGAACCATCTGTGGCTTTCGGTCGCGGTAGGGAACGTATCGCCCTTGGTCGAGGAAGTGCTTCATGGCCTCGCGGGCTTCCTTCCTCTTCACTTGGCCGTCGAACATGACGAACCACGTTTGATTCTCGATGTCGAGAGTAGCCTCTTTGACGTTGAGAGAGCCAAGAGCCGAGCCGCCCCTCGGAAAGTGCGTGTACTTACGCACCTGTCTCGGACTCAGCGTCATCGTCAGACCTCATGAAACGTGCAAGCGGGGACACCGCCTCCGTATCGGGGAGAGCAGCGTCGGAAATGAACTCTCCGCCCGGGTTCTTCTTCGCAAGACGAAGTGCACGGGAGTGAATCTCTCGGTCTTTCGAAGCATCGAACGACCTGTCCCTGAAATCATTCTTCATGGACTCGTCCTGACGAACGAACTCACCTGTGTCGAGGTTTTCTTCAGCCCACCCGAAGTCCCCTCTCGTTTCAGCCGGGCGGCGAACGCGGTAGCCGAGGCGCGGGTCCATGTTCACACCTACCGCGAACTCCGCGTCGCGTCGTGCTTGGTCATCATCCTGCATGTAGTCCATGAGCAATTGATTGTGATACAAGGTTTCCTCTCTCGCGCCTTTCTCATGCACGACACCGCCGATGTTCGGGCCTTCCTCGTCAAACACACCGTCTTCGGAACCGACAATGAAACCCGGAATCGAAAGGTAGTACGAAACGCCATGTTTGTCCTTCGGGAAACGCATGAAGGCGTCAGGGGCGTAGTGAAGACCCCACTTCCCCGGGCTCAAGACGAGTTGGTTCTCGAACTCGCCCTTGAGGTCCTTGTTCACGTCGACCGGTTGTCCACCCCTTCCTCGAACACGTCCAGCACGCTGGTCATATCCACTGCTCATCCACGAGGTCGGTGTTCCAACAACCCTCGTTTCACTCTCTGTTCCGGGTTCAACACCATAGGTCATGCCGGGATAGTCGGGGTGAGAGTATTCGCGAGGGAAACCACCAATCCATCGCGGACCGTTGTTCCAGCCATAGAAGGGGTTCATTCGAACACGTGTTAGACCGGACTTTGAAACAAAATGGCGACGGGGTTTCTGATGAGAGTATTTGAACCTCCGAGATTCGGGGTTCTGAATCGCTTCGACTCCGGTTCTTTTCCCCTTTGGCGCAGCCTTGATGTTGAAACCTCCCGCTTCGCTCACTTGCGTGTGCCGAATGTCGGTTGAATTGAGCGGGTCCTTGTCTTCACGGACGCGGAGGAGGGTCGGTGTGCCGCCAAGGCCGCGAGTCGTGTAGGGACGTGGCGTGACGCTATATTGGCTCCCTCCACGTTGATATGCGGTGGAACCGGGAGCGGCGCGGTCCTGCTTGAAATAGAACGAAGGGCCACGAACCTTCTCAACATCAGACAGGCGCATAAACTGAACTTCCACAACCACCTTCGGCTCGACGAGGAGGATGTCGGGGTATTGCTCTCGCAATTTCGGTGAGCGAATCACGTGTTCGCCGTCGGCGTATTCCGTGCTCCTCATGGGGCCGATGACCTGACGGAAAAGCGCGGCACTCTCTTCTTTCGTGAGCCTACCCGGTCCGACATAGCCGACGGGAACATACACGTTCCCAAACTTCATCTTTTTCGCGACGCCAATCATGACGGTCCCGATTTCTTCCTTCTCGTCTTCGAACGTCTTGGCGGTCGTACCAATCCCCATGATAACGACGTCAAGCGTGTACTTGCGCTTCACCTTGTAGGTCTTCCCGTCCACGATGAGCACGAGTCCCTCGTGGCCGCGCGTCTTCACCTCAGACTCCCACTTTGCCTTGATGACCGGGTAGTGGTCGTCCATCAGAATGAGAGGGTCAACACACCGGATGCGGTCGCCGTCAAGGTCGGCCACCTTCGCGATGCGCTCGTCAAAGGAAAGGTCCTGAACCTTCACGCCGTCCACAGAATAGACGTCGGTGATGACGAACTTCAGTTTGGAGAAGTCCTCGGGCGAGGGGTTGTCTTTCCGCAAGAAGCCGACGGCCGACGGTCCGAGAGGGACGCCAACGTCGTCCAGAAGAATGGACTCACCGAGAACAGTCAGTTCATCGAAGCCGAGACGCGCGCACATCTCTTCGAAATCGCGCGTCAGGTGGTTGTCCCACCCGAAATGTCCGCCCTTCCCCTGCAGCATGATTGTGCGCTGAAGGTTGATTCCTGAGTCAAGACGTTCGCCGTTGATTCTGAAGCCACCCCGCTTGTTGAAGGAGAGCATCCCAAGTTGTCCGTCGTACTTCGTCATGACGGCGACCTTCTTTGCGTCCTCAAGCACGGGGCCGAGGTCGCGGAACGTCTTCTCCTTGAACCGCTTCTTCCACTTCTCAAGGAACGAAACGAACTCGTGGCCCTTGTCTTTGGCGGTGACGCACGGTGGCGCCGCCCGGGTGTCGCTGAATCCCGCGCCAATGCCGGCGCTCACGAACCACCTATCCACCACACCTTGCAAGTGCTCGAACCGCTCAATGACGTTCATGGGGTGTGCGGACATTGGATTGAAGTTCTTCAGGTCGCTGATTGATACGGGGATTCGACACAGGCCGGTTGAGCCTTCAAGGTCGTTCATCTTGAAGTGCATTCCGAAGAACATACCCGTAGTCTGATTCTGGCCGAAAAGGCGGTCGTCAAGGACTGGAAGCATCTCGACCATGCCCTGCTCTCGGTCGTAGGTCCAATGCTTCTTGACTCCCCTCAAGAGGTTGTTCTTGCAGTATTCCTTCATGGCCTGCATGGTTTCGAAGCCGAAGCCGTTCACGTTCAGCCAGATTTGGAACGAGCGCCCGGTGAACTGAATGAGAATGTCGTGTTTCTTCGACACGTGTTTCGCAATCGTGTGGATGTGTTCGAGGTAGTCCTCAAACGCCGCCCCTGAAACATTGTCGAAATCGAGGACGGCCATCTTCGGGTAGCCTTCGGGTGAGGGTCGGAACTGGATGCCCCGAATCGCACGGTTGGTTCCTCCACTCACGGTGATTTCAGAACCCGTGGTCTCCGCGAAGGTCTCGAACTTGGCCGCGGACATGAAGCGTTGAACGTCGGCCTCGCTCTTGATTCGGTACATCTGACTCGTCGTGACGCCGTCTCCGCGACTACGGCTGTACTCCACCGTTTGAATCGGGTGGTGCATGGTCTTCCTCAAACAGAACGGGAGGAACACTCGGTTGTATTCCCCCACGAAGGTCTTGATGAGTTCGTGTTGCTTCTTCGCCTCCGGCGTATCGGAAAGGTCCGGAGCGGTTGGGAAGAAGCCGAGCGTGAGAGAGAAGCCACCGTGCACCTTGGCGTAGGCGTCGCGAAGGATTGGTCGGAGGACTTCCATCTGTTGCTTCGTCGTGAGGTTCACGTCGCGGCGAAAGAGCGGGTCTCCGGTGCTTGGGTGGGTCCAATCCGCGGCTTTCAGGGGAGGGGTGTTGTTGTCGAACGCCTTCGTCCCCATCTGAAACATCTTTCGTTGTCCGAGGAACTTCACGAGGAACTCTTCCATGTCGGACTCCGTGACGCCAAACCCGGCCGAAGTCACGTAATTGGTGTACCTCCCCCATTGTTCGAGAACACCGTCATAGGGAGAAATCATTGGAGAACCACTCCCTCTCCTGCTTGACCTTCCGGTGTCTGGAGGAACGCGCCTGCACCGGCACGGGTGCGTGCCGTGACTTCAGCCTGTTGCGCGGCCGTCATCATCGTCGCGACCGAATCGAGAAGTTGGGTGTCGGGGATGACCAAGTAGTTCCGGAGAACGAGGAGGATTTCGGCGCCGGCATGGAACTTGAAATCACCAAAGGAGAGTTTGCTGTAGCGCGCGATTTCGGACATGAGTGCCTTTTCGAGTTCGGTGATACCGACCATGCGGTTGATGCGCATCTGGCTTGCAGCGGTGGAAACCGCCGCGATGATTTCAGGGTTGGTCGAGTAGTCGGACTTGACGGAATCAATGAGCGCCCTCAACGAAGACGTGTCCCGTGGGGAAATAGAGGGAGGAAGAGGAGCACGGAAGTTGCCCATGCGTGCGGCGCCGCCAAGGTTGGCGAGAGCATTCTGCACGGCCTCAACGGCTACCGCTTCGTCTTCACTGCTTTCGATAGCCGCGAGAAGGTCCTTTGTAGCGACGTCGAAGGCTTCCTTCACCATTGACTCAGCCCCCCGGCGTTGCTGCTGCAGATTCCGGTTCCCGTGCCCGCCGGGAGCACCACGTGGATGAATGCTGAGGAGCCCGCTTGACGTAAGGGTCAGCATCTGACTGAACCATTGATTGAAGCGGGTCATGAACGAAGTGAAGGCATCTCGGAGAAGAGGCGACTCAAGAACCAATTCGGTTTCCCCAGAGGCGCGGGGCATGGCGAAACCTGCGGGGCGAGAAACGCCCGTTGCTCGCTCTCCTCGCCGTCCACGTTGCCGCGCCGCTACAAACACGGGCTGCATGTGACGCCCAACAATGCTGGACATCCAAGCGATGTTCTGTGTGACGAACTTCTCGCCGTTGAGCATCTTGTCGAGAGAAGACTTGACCGCAGCGTTTGACTTGTCGTACATGTTGGCGAAGAAAGCCAAGTGCATGTCCGTACGAGCGTCGATGAAGTAGTCGAACCAAGGCCTCGGGTCGTTTCGGTTGAGCGTGTCGGCGATAGAGCCACGTGGGGGCGGAGAATCAGAATTGGCCGGAACGTCATTGGTGAAGATGTTGAAATTGCGGTTCCGCTCCTGAAGGCGGATTTCACAGTAGGTGTCGTAGAACATGAAACACTCCGCGAAAAGTTCGAGGAGAGCGAGCGCCTCTTCGTCGTACTGGCCGGCGGTCATCCCGAGGTCAGGAGTCCCCGTAGGAATGTAGATTTCACGACCCTGTGCCCTAAACGTCGCCGTAGCGGCGACCGTGCGTGCGTCGCCAGAACCAGCGCCAGCGCCGGTTGCCGTGAAGATATGGCCGATGGTGTTGGACGCTGCGCCGATGAGCGTAAAGTCCGTAGTGCCGATGGAGTTGATGACGTACTGGACGCCCGGCACGAAGGAGCCTGCGGTGACCAGCGTGCGTTGTACCAGTTCGAATTGCTGATTGTTTCCTGAGCCGAAATAGCCAGTGACGGTCCATGTTCCATTCCGGGCGGCAGCAGGGAGACTCGTGAACGCACCACGGTTCGAACTCACCATGACTTGCTGATTCAAGCGGTAGCGATAGCCGAAGACGTTCAATAGCGGTCGGAGGTATTCGGTGAACACTTGGTTCAAGGCCGGTTGTTGGTTCAGTCGCTGGAGATTGCCGATGTCGTCACGTTGTTGCATCCTTGCTCGCGCCGGACCAAGTCGCGCACCGAAAGTTCCAGCGTTCATGCCTCCACCGACATTCGCAGCGATAGCCGCGAACCTCGGGTGGGTAGTGAAGAGGTTGTGGAGTTGGTTCAGGAAACTGTACTCAATGTTGGCTCCTGCCATCATGAGGTTGAACACGGGGGCCTCGGTCGGCCTCCCCGCTTCTTGAGTGCGGTTTGGTTGGCTTCCACTAAACCCGCCAATCGAAGAGCCCATTTGACCGAGAAGTTGCTGCGGGGTCGCATACCCGTAGCGAACGTTGTCCACGAGAAGAGTCGCAAGAGAAGGGAGGAGAAAGTAGCGCGACTGACCGTTCGCATTGAGGTCCGCTTGGAGAGCATTCGCTTCCTCGGCGTGTGGCCCGCCAAGGTTCCTGATTGCAACGTGTGCATCGTTCGTCGGGTCGTTTCGAAGGTCAGAATACGTGGCGAGCCAATCAATGTCGAGTTCGTACTGCTGCATGATTTGACCCGGAACTGCGGGGACTCCGCTTTGTCCCGGGTAGTCTTCAGCAATCCCCGCTTGAGCACCTGCAAGAGTCCACGGGTCAATGGCCCGGAGGCGCATAGATGCGTCACCACCGCCCGGGGCGATATGGGCTTCATAGTCCCCGAACAGGTGGTAGGCGAGCCCCCAGCCGGGGCGAAGGTCATAGCCGTTCAAGGGGTTCGGGGCGGGGCGTGGTGGACAAGTCAGCCGCCACATGTGGTACTTCTCTTCGACCCACCGACGAACTGCCGGCCGAGCGCGGTTGATGAACGCCTTGTTCGAGCGCGCACCTTGGGTCAAGAAAACTGTGGGCATCCCTACATCACAACCGGTATTCGAAACGTCGAGAGTGGTACTCGTTCCCCTCGATTGGGGCCGTTTCGCTCGCCGGCAGGACTTCGACGAAGAAGTCCACGTAGTTCGCTCCATTGAGGGCGTCGTAGCCCGTCGGCTCGATTGTAAGCGAAACAGGCTCTCCAGCGGACGACTTCACCACCTCAGTATAATTGTTGATGGGCGTGCCGTCCTTGAAGGTAGCGTAGGTGAAGCGGACGTTCGCGGCGGCTTTGGGCGTCACGCGGATAGTGACCGCGAGGTCCTTTCCTTGGAAAGAGGCACCGTTGAAAATGCCGTCCTGAACGAGGCTACCGGTCGAGTTGGTGTAGGTCAAAGTCATGTCCTCGATAGACGGGCCGTCAGGGCGCTCCTCGACCGCTTCGGCACGCTTCGACAGAAGAAAGAGCCCACCAAGGGCTGCAAACCACTTCCATGAGACGGCCGACTGTTCCTTCTTCGGGCTTGAACCATAGGGGCTGTATGTCATCGAAATCACGCATAGTAAATGATTGGACCGTAATTCCTGATGTAAGCCGAGTATCGGATGTCGGTCGCGGAGTGGTGGAAAGGGAGCACTTCGACGTTGTAGGTGATGCTGAAGATGTCGCCGTCGTATTCACGAGGCACGATGTTAAACACCCCCGTTTCTCCCGGGCGGAGTTTGAACTCACGGTAAAAATCATGGCGTTCGATGCCGGGGAGAGGGTACTCCTCGCCCTCATGAACTACGGTTTCAACCACAGACATCGCCAGTTGCGCGGTGACTCTCACCTGACTTCCAACCTTGTTGACCTGTTTCTCCCGGGCCGTGAAGCCAAGTTGAACAACGTTGTCGATTCCCTTTAACGTGCTGAACGGGTCGCCCTGCCGATATGAAGGGCCGTAGTTCTTGAAGTTCGATTCATAGGGACGAGGGGGCGGAATCGGGATGGGTTCATGCACAAGTTCGGTCGTTGGATTCCCGGCGGAATCATACCCGGTGGAAACGTAGTAGGACAATCTCAGGTCCCAGATGCTCGGAACGCTGTTGAGGTCAGGCCAAACGCCCAAGTCGTTCTTTTCCCGGTAGGCGATGTCATCCGGGTGGTGGGTCGAGGGGTGAGCGAGAACCTTACGGGAAGACGATAATGCCTTACGACCTGACAGCAATGCCAAGGCCAAGGGGATGCCTGCGGCAACCAGCAGCCAATCATCGTCATTCTTCGGGAACGCCATATTCATCACGGCCTGTAGACGTATTTCCACTTCGGAAGGAGACCCTCGCCGGGGCTGACCTCCTTCTTCAGCAGGTCCGTCTTGCGTTCCACGAGGTCTACACCTGACTTAAGGAGAACGGCAAAACCGAGAAGCGCCGACAACGTGTTCACGTCCTTCCACGTTGAGGTCTTGAGGCCAAAGCGCGAGAACTTGACGAGTTCCTTCGACTTCCCGAAACCGAAGACTCCGTTCTTTCCGACCCCTTCAAGCGCACCACGGCCACTCACGGCCACGACGAAAGCAAGGGAGGCGAGTTCGATGCGGTCCCACGTCTTGACGCTCAAGCCGAGCAACTTCTCACGCTTCTCCGCCGACATATGTTCACCTCAGTAGTAAATCCACGAAACCCCATTCTTGTCGGTCTTGATTTTCCATGCTCCGTCCTTGATGACGAGCATCGGTTTCCCCTTGTCAGGAACGGTCATGTACAGTTTGGGCTCCTCAAAGGTGCGGCCGGTTTCCTCGTCCACACCGAACTCGTGAATGTACTTTTGGTCGTCTCCGAAGCCTTCCTTCCCGTTCCGGTAGCCGATTGACCAGCAATCGCCAAGATAGACGAGCATGCCGCCGAAATCCACCTTCTCAGTTCGAACCTCCTTCGGGTCCTTGCCGTTGAAGTCCTTGTAGGCCTTCTTTGCCTTGTCCATCTTCTTCTGGCTCGGCGGGTTCTTCTTCGCCCTTGGGTTCCTCTTTTTCCCCTCGTCCCTCATCTTTCCGATGAATTCCCTTGGGTAAAGGAAAGTGAAACTGATGGAAGAGACGGGGTCCGGCAGGCCATCGGCCCCCCTCCCATCACCTTCGATTCGGATGTTCACCCAAGTCGACGGCGGGTACATCTCCGACATGCGCCTCATGATTTCTTGCCAGCGGAGGCCGGCCTTATTTAGACCAAAATCGAATACCTCCATGAACGCTTTAACCGCGGCGGGGTCTTCCAATAGGACCTCGAACTCTGCATCCTCTGTCCGCGCACGTCGAGCCTCAAACATCATTAGATGCATCAATTCTTCGTCGATGTATTCCTTGCAAGCCTCGGTGAGACGCTGGTCAAAAATCTCTCTGAGGGCACGCATTTGCTTGGGGACTTCTACCTCTGCGTCAAAAGGCGCGTTCTTCTTCGGCCTTGGGTTCGCGTAATTGACTGACAGTTCATAGCCGTCTCCAGCGGGCTCAAGAACCACGGATGCGACGTTGGAGTATCGTTCCCCCCTGTATTCGACCCATTCAGCAGGGCCACCTCGATAGTAGAAGGTGAAGACGCCTTGGCCGGTACGAATCATGTTGACCTTCCGCCCGGCAATCCTCAAATTGTTCTGCCTTTCATCTTGCCCGAACTTGGTCCCCCTCGAATCGGTGAAGAGGTTGCTCTCTTTCCTCCTTCGGAAAAATGGCGCGTTCTTCATCGGTTGGTTCTTTCGCTGCCAATCGTGAGAGGTCTCATCAGAAACGATGGGTCCACCGGCTGCCCATGTGTAGCAAGTGCGGGCCGAATGGCATTTGAAATGGTGCATCCAGCAGTAGCCCAACTCCCCCTCATCGTCTGAGGTCTTTCCGGGCATACAGTCCTTCATGCGAGGAGAAATGTCGAAAGCGACGCAGATGCTACAATTGGATTTCTTGGCGACTTCCGGGGTGGTGCCCCACTTCTCAGAGTAGCGCAACCAGTAGGCGGCGTCGCTGAGATTCAGGGGGCCGTATTGGATGTGTTCCGCATCAATCGCGGCGTCACGGTTCCGTGTGTTGACTTTGAGGTCTTGAGTTGCAAGCGGGCAAGACATCGCTGGGTTCCTTCTGGTACCCCACGTCTTCGTCACGGAGTCCACACCGCGCTTCCCGTATTCCTTCTCAACGTAGGAGAGGGCCACCTTGACTCGCTGGTCGTTTCGGGGGAACTCCTCGTTCATCTTCTTGTTCGAAACGAGGCGCTGGAAGTAGTTCTTCGCAGACTCCTTTCGCTTCTTCCCCGTCTTCTTGTTGGTCTGCCGGCGAGGCTTGACGGGTGGGTTCACAAGTGAACGAGACTTCAGCCGCTCGTTTATCAGATTCATCGCCTCCACCGTGGGTTCTCCCGAGTAGCCACGAAGCAGTGGAACTCTGTCGTACCCGTCACTCGTGGAAAACCACGCATCCTTTTCAGGATGGTAGTATAAATCGCCCAAGTCGTCGTAGGTCATGAGGTGCGGGTTATCCCAGTACTCCCACTCCGACATCCCTCGGAAGTAGTCTTCCTTGTTCTCCTCTTGGACGTCGTCCATAACGACGTCCCAATCTTGTTCTTCTTCATCGAGAGTCAATTCCACGACACGGTCTGCTTCGAGAGGACTCTCGAAAGCCGTAATTTCCACCATGTCGTTTTCGAGGGCTGCGACCATAGAGTGAGCAGCAGGGACGGTCCCTTCGACTTGAGCCGGGATGGACAAGTCAACTGAAACGGGGCCTTCGGGGGTGTCCATGGAAACGATGATTTCGTCCACCACTTGTCGCAATTGGGTCATTTCGCCTTTCAGTTCTTCGGTTTGAGCACTCATTTCCTGACGACGAATCTTGATGTCGCGCCTCCTTTGAATCGCCTCGAGGACCTTATTTCCGACCCATCCAGCAACACCAGTAAGCGAAACACCCGCAATAACCGACATTGGGTCAACCGGTCTGTTCGCCCGCAGGTATTCGGGGCGTGTGGATTGGCTCAATTTCATGGCCTTCTGCAACTTGCTGATGTCCGTCAGGTTCTCCTCATGGGACACCGCAAGTTCACCCTTGTGGAGTTGGAGGTCAACTGTGCTCTTCCCTTCGAATTGTGCCTTCTCGATTTCCATATCAAGTTCTTCGAGGCGCGCGAGAATCTCTTCGTTCTCCTTCTTCAGTTGCTCAATTTTGGAACCCGCGGCTTCTTCACTTTCGATGCGCCTGCGGGTGGAATCAAGGGTGGAGTTCGGCAGCGGGCCGTAGGTGATACAGGGGTCCTGACCACAACCGCAGTTCTTCTTCCCGGTTGGGTTCGTCAAGGTGTAGGAACCGGGCGTTGGCTCAGGGCGGAGTCCTGAGAGAGTGTAAGAACCGGGCGTTGGCTCAGGGCGGAGTCCTGAGAGAGTGTAAGGGCCGGGAGAAGCAGGGGGGGCGAGGTAGGGGTTTGCAGGGGCACCGATGTAATCCTCGACCGAAGAATAGGCTGCAGGGACCATCATCTTCCGAGCGTCACGGAAGCCCGGACCGAAGTAGTGCGTAATCGTGTAGGTGCTGCTGTAGCGGTTGAGGGCCGCTTTGTCGCTACCCATGAAGACGAGAACGCCCGAGTCGTCGTGAGAGAGGGGAAGGGCGAGAGAGCGAAGCATGTCCGTGACCTTGCTCTTGTCGCTCTCGGGGAAATCCGAAACAAAGGCGACGAGAGCACCTTGCCGCTGAGAAAGACGAGAAAGGAAGTCCTTCGCGTTTGGGCGGGCCTTGAACGTGTTCATGTAGTCGCGGAGGACCTTCTTGGCGGCCCTTCCCTTCTTCTTCTGACGCCGTGCGATGCGGTGCGCCGGAGACATGTCCACCACGGACTCAAGATTCACGACGATGAGTTTTTTCTCACCGTAAATGGGAGTGTTCTTCGGGGCGGGGTTAGTCCGGGGAAGGCTTGCGCCACATGTCGTGCAGCAAGCCGCTCCGAACACGGAACGAGTGTTGCAAGCCGGACATTCAGGCATACCAGCGAACACCTCCGGGGTTAGGTCGCTGGTCCTCGAAGGGCCGTTCATCCGCGCGCGCGTAAAATCCGGGTACGCCTGCTGAGACGGCTTCAGCAAGGGCCTTGCTTGAGGCCGCGACCTGCTCGGTGATGTTTGCCTCCTTTTCATCAACGAGCATTCCACTGTCCCGTGCTTCCTCGAAGTCACGAATGAAAGCGTCGATTTCCTCCTGTTCATACACCGCTGCCCACGCTTCCACAGACATCTTGGAAGCCTCCTGCATGGTCTTCTTCACCTGCCGGATTTCGGCTTGGGTGCTTCGGCCTTTCTTCAAACCGTCAAGCATGGCTGTGACGGAATCGACGGGCAGTTTCTGCTTCCTTGCACGGTCATACATCTTCTGACTGATGACCCCGGTTTCCAGCATTGTCTTGAGCACTTGGTCGTTCACGACCACGTAGCGGACCCACATGTGGTCTTCAGGAGTCAATGCGGCCGCAAGGTCATTCTCGTCCGGGTCTTGATTCTTCAAGAACTGCCTCTTTTGCTCCCATGCTTCCTTCCACACTGAATCAAAGAGGCCCTGCGTCTTGTTGCCTCCCTTTTCCATGAGGGCAGTCGGTATGTATTGAGTTGACTCCACTTCTTCGAGAGCCTCCTCGATAGCGTCAGCCGTTTCGTTGAGCATCTTCAGGCGGCGCTTTTCCCTCCGCCACTCCACGTAGTTGCGCCGAGCGGCGGCGGCGGCCTTCGCCGAAAAATCCGCGGCGAGGCTGATACCCGCTCCGAGGGCGGCAGAACCACCGGTGAAAGCGGTGGCGGCGCCGGCGGCACCAGCGGAAGCAGCAGCGACGGCTCCGGCCTTTGCGGCTGAAAGTGCCGCCTTGGTGCCCGGGACGACGTATTCGTCTCGGAGATACGCAGCCGATTCAGAAGTGAAAGCGATGACGTTATCCGACACTCGGCCAAGTTCGGTCATGCCGCGCTTCTTGTAGGAAGCGAGCATGCGCTTCGCCTGACGCATAGCGATGACTTCGATTTCAGCCTCGACGTCCTTACGGAAATCACCCGTGACCATATCAGGAATCCACATGGTAGGAGAGCCGGCTTCCCACAGGTTGTCGTATGCTTGCATGGCGAATGAGCGGGCGAGTGCCTCAAAGTCCACCTTCGAGACGCTTTTCTCGGTGAGCCCTGTTTCGTCGAGTAGGTAAATCGCCTTGATTTGACGAGGGCTGATGAGGGTCATGCCGACGACAATCTCGTCCAAGTCTGTGATGACATCCTCGGGCACGGGCGTGCCGAGGTCAATGTCCACGTCACCACCGACGAGGTTCTTGTTGATTCGAGATTGGAGCGCGATGAGATGCTCGTTGTAAGCCACGGCGTTCTGCAGGAGCGAGAACACGGCGCTATGCTTGTTTTCCGTCAATGGCTTGAACATCTTGGCGAGAACGCGGTTGAAACGAAGGAGTGCTTCGGCCTGCTTCTCGACCTTGCCCAAACTCTTGTTGTTCGGGAAGTTTGCCTTGAGCATCTTCATTTGCGCGTTGATGAACTCCTTCTCGGACTTGAAATCCACGATTTTCTGGACGAACATGTAGTATTCTGAGTAGTCACCGGTGTCCTTTCCGTAGAGAAATGCTCCGACGCAATCCACGACGTCATCGCACAGTTCCTTCGCGATGCGGTCGAGTTCGTCCGCCGCGTCTGAAAGAACCGAGCCGTAGGGGTCGTCTTCGGGGGAAGCAGCGTCGGTGAACGCAGCGAGTTGCTGGGAGAGGGGGAGCGTGTCGCGGATTTGTTGCTCCGTGTTCGCGATGAGCGTATCGGAGACCTTCTGTCCGACTTTCCCCATCTGCTTGATGATTTCCTTTGCCTGCCTCTCGCTGATGCCTGCTTCGGAAGCCATTTGCTTCTCGAGGTTCTTTCGTGCGGCGCGAACCTCCTTGAGAAGTTCCTTCTTCTGCTTTGAAGAAAGACGGGAAGCCACGTTCAGGCCCCCCTCAAGTAGCGTTCAAGGCGAGCGAGGGCTGCGGCTTGGGCGGCCGCGTTCATTGGGGCGGGGGCGTTCCCGATTCGACGGACTTCCGCGATTGCCCGGTTCATGTTGTTCTCAGCGGTCTGATTCAAGGAATCAACGAGACGCTGGCCGACTCCGCCGGCGAAGCCGACACGTGTCCTCGAAAGATTCTGCATGGCGAGCACCACGACAACCGTGCCCAGTTGGATGTCGGCTTCCGCGGGCTCATACCCGTAGGTTTCACGGGAGACGTGGATGGCGTCGACCACCACGTCCATGACGGTCAAGCCGCCTTGGCTGACGGACGCAGCAGCGATGCTCGGCGGGGCCTCGATGGAAAAGTGATTGAGAATGGCGAGAATAGCGGCCGTTTCCGTTGGGGTTGCGGCACCGCCCACGGGGACGTCACGAACACCGTTGAAGCCCGGAACACCGGCGCCGCCGGGTCCAACAGTCGGAGAAGCCAGAATCTTGAACGATTCATTGTTCACGAAGTTGCGGGCTTCCGCCTCGAAGTCTTGACCGGA